TCGCCATGTCACTAGAAAAGATACTATCGAGGGTGTCATCGACATCAACAAGAACACAGCTAGCAAACTGTCGAAGTGGAGTTCGCACCCCTGCCATGATAGGTGTGGGAATGTTGATTTTGTGCTTTGAGATTGCGTCGTAGTATCTTCTGACATATGAAAGTCTTGTGTCCTTAGGATAGTCTTGAAAGATAGTCAGAGATATCATCATGTACATAAACTGAGGGGTTTCAAAAACCACTCCATTACTTCTGTCTTGCACCAAGTATTTATCACAAACCTGGCGTAAACCAGCGTAAGTAAAAATAAAATCACGATCGTGATCGACGAAAGTATCGGCTTTTTCAATTTCTTCATGAGAGTATTTGCCGAAAATTGCTTTATCATAAAGATCATCATAACATAATTTAGTAATATGATCTACAAGTGATGGAGATTCCCAAATTTTCCCATACAATTGCTTCCTCAAAGAGAAGAGAAGAAGACGTGCTGCTACGAACTGATAGTTAGGATGATCAAGACTAATGAGGTCAGAAGCAGAACGAATTAAAATTTCTTGAATTTCTTGAGTGGTGATCTTATCGTAAAATTGAATACCAGATTGAATTTCTACCTGAGAAGCAGAAACACCCGCAAGATCTTTACAGGCTTCCTCAACCATCACATGCATTTTTTCTAGGTTGATCTGTTCAATGCGACCATCCCGTTTTGTAACCTTGATACCGTTGCTCATACTTTTTTCCAAAGATTGAATTTGAGTTTTGCTTCTAAACCAGAGTAGGTGTTTAACCTTAGCAGATCCTGAACGTTATGTCCAGCGATGACCATATCATTTATATCCTTTTCAACAACATCGTTTCTCCATATTACTACCTTGTGTCCTCTATCGATGAGTTTTGATACTCGGTTGACGATTTCTCTGTTACGTGGTTCGTTATCAAGAACCCAAATATAATTGCTCCAATCAAACGACCCAATATCAACATCGGACCCGCACATAGCAACAGAGTTTTCCACGAACGTGGAGTCGAAGGGTCCTTCAACGATATAGATTGGACTCTTTGTGGTGATTGTGTCGAGTCCATAGATTTTTGGTGCATCGTTATTCAACATCACAGTGATATATTTAATCTTATTTGGTTTTACAGATCTGCCTTGGAAGCCGATGAGATTTTTTTTGTAATATAATGGAATGATGATCCTAGACTCTTTACCCATATACGAGTAATCCACACCCTTGAACGTTCGCACAAACTCATCAAAGTTTTCTGCAAAATAAAATTTGGTGGGATCGATCTTACGATTTTGAAGATAGGTTCTAGCAACTTCCACCTCACTGCATAAAGGAAGAACGATCCTCTGTACAAACTTAGGTTTCTCAAAAACAAATTTAGGTTCATCGGTTACAAAGTTCCTACCTCCAGCATGTCCCTCTTTGAATTTTTCAAGAGTGTACTGCTTATGTAGAGTGGTATCTAATTTCTTGATGAAAGAGTTAAGTGACATCGAAGCACCACAATTATGGCACTTAAAGTTCGCATTAGACTTTACAGCGTAGATGTATCCTCTAGCTTTACTCTTATTCTTCTGAGAGTCTCCACAAACAGGGCACCGAAAATTATACAGTCCTTGTTTGACTCGTTTAAATTTTTCTAATCTTGAGGATAGGAGACCAATAAATTTTGAATCAATAAGATCCATTCACAAAAAACCATTACCTCACAACCATCATAGCAGATGTTTGTTGAGATGGCAAGACTTTATCAAAAGTTCCTGGCATATTGAGAATGAACATGACTGTGGTCAGTATTCCCAGTCCGACCCAAACCTTTCTCTCAAGTCCTCGGATTCGTTGAGTAACGCTGTCATGATCGCTGTCCATTTTATCACGGAGTTTGTCGATTTTATCAAACAATATGTTGTCAACCTGTTCTTGTTTTGCGAGTTTTTCTTCATGGACGGCAAGCATCCGAGATACATTATTATTTACTTCACTTATTTTTTCAATAGCATTATCTAACTTTATTGTTAATCTTTCAATGGAGTTAATCTTTTCTTCTACTACTGCTAGTTGAAGATTCCCGTTATTTTCCATTTTTTGGTGCAAAGTAAGGGTTGAAATCCATCACTTTACGCATTGCTTTTTTATCTTCTCGCTTCTTTTTCTTCTTCATCAACTGATCAAGATATTTCTTGACATACTTCCTGCGACCATCAAGTCTAACAGGAGGTTGATCAGGAGGAAGACCAGCTACACCGCCGCCAGTAGCGGCATTAGTTGGAACATCTTCGGAAACTGAGAACTCATGATACATCGCAGAACGAAATGCATCAATAATCTTATCAATTTTTTCCCGTTCCATAATACTCTTTTTGAAGGATTGAAAGTGCGTTTATATCAGGTTGTATGTCATGCAGTTTTGTCTTTGGGAACTCAGGTAATTTGTTTAGGAACATTAGGAATGATTTCGTTGTGTTCCAAAGACTGTTATCGAGTTTAAAAAACATGAGAGGAGTGGCAGATTCGCCAAACACATTGTATAAAACAATTATGTGATTGATTACTAAGTGTGTTTTGAGTTCTCCCCCTCTCTGATATCGCTTCAACAAACGTTTCACATACTTGAAACGTTTTAAGTCATCGTAAAAATCCTCTCTGGTTACTGCAGATGGATTATCATAATGCCTAATAGCAAATAAGACATAGTTTTTTTCGTTCAGTTCATCAAATAAATGCATGACATACTATACTAATCAAGCCTGGTAGTTAGGATATGGAGCGTTGCCAGTTTGAATACCTGACATAGCAACCAGAACCTCAGACTTCACACGAAGATTGCCGTGGTTGTCAGTATACGTCTGAACACCAACCCAACCAGAGTGAGCAGGACGATATGCAGAGGTTGAAGCAAGACCAACAGATCCTTGTGCAAAGTCCTCATGACCAGCAGCAAGAGCAGTTGAACCTACACCAAAGTAAGTTACGGTTGATACTCCACTACCACCATAGGCATACTGAGTTGCCAGAGGATCTACCTCAAGATATCTTGGAGCAGTGCTCAGAGAATAAGCAACACCAGCAATTGCTCCAATGGCATCTGTAACTAGAGCATCGGTGCTAGCAATAGTGACTACACTAGTACTAGAGACACTGACAATCTGTGCAAAACCACAAGTATTTCCGAGACCAAGATAGATGAAGTGCGAATCAGTTCCAACGCCTGCTTCAAAAGGTCCAGGTTCAATCTCAATTGAATTTGTAGACAACCCAACAGTAGCGACACCAACGGCCACCGACTGAAAATTGTCTCTATCTCCCCAAAGAGCCATGTCTTTTTCCTAAATTACGTTCCTAGTTTATATTTATAAAAACGATATCACTCACCGTCGCGGTTTTTAATTGCCTTAGCTACGGATTCTAGTAATTGATCGTCCATATCAGTTTTGGTAAGTTTTACTGCCTTACCAAGAATAACCAAACAAATGTCAATCAACTTTTCTCCAAGTTCCTCATTTTCAGGGATCTTAGAGACAGCATCAGAAATAATCTTAGATGCTAATGGTAAGAGAAATGAAAGCATGATGTCATAGCGGATTATATTCTATATATATCCGCTATGAATTCTTCAAGTTGCTTTCTTCCTACGATTCATTTCTTTGTTCACCCTCTTCAACATGAATTGATTAGAAGGAAGACTCTGATCAGAACCACTCACCTGCTTGTGCAATGCTGCCAGTTTTTCATCTGACTGCTTTGCCATCTTAGCATCTTCTTTGATGGCACCTTTACCATGCTTGGCACGGATATCTGCTTTTACTCTGTCAAGTGCAGAGGTGCCAGCACCATACTTCTTATCTGCTGCTTTCTGCAGAGGGGTCTTACCCTTCATCTTGGGTTGTGTCCCACCAGATCTAGCTGGTCTGTCGTAACGAGTGTTACCATCACCACCACCACGCTCCATGCGGCGGTCTCTCAGTCGATCTGCTTCTTCCTCATTAACAAATTCTTCATTCTTAGCACCAGACTTATGACGGACGGTTCCTTTCTCGTCAGTATAAGTTTCTCTCTCCTTTCTAGGAGTTACATAACCTACACCAGGGACTACACCAGTCTTACCAGCAGCTCTGGCAGCATTTCTATCTGCTGCTCTTTGTGCTGCTCTCTTACGGTTCCTATCGTATGAAGACATTGCTTCGTCAACAGTCTCCTCACTCATACGATCGACAACTTTCTGTGCCATCTTTCTGATGCCACGCTTTGCAGAGGTTTTTGCTCTCTGAGCAGCGGGAGTTGCTTTCACCTTAAGTTCTCTGGCCTTATTATATGCCTTGACAGAAACTTTACCAATAAACTCTTTTGCTTTGCTCTTCAGTTTGTCTCTCTTTCTTTCACGCTTAGGAGCCTCAGTGTCATGACCCATGGTTACTGATGCTTCAATAGCATACTCAAGTGCTTCTTCGATAACATCCTCATCATATCCTTCCTCAAGAAGTTCATCATAAACGCTACCGACAAGATAATCAATCTCATCAATCTCGGTGACTTCAAGAATGGTGCCACCCATTTCTTCAAAAGCAGATTCAAGTTTTACAGTAGGATTAATATCAACCTTGTTCTTTACGGTCTTCTCTTTAACCTTCTGCTGTGGCATATCGCCAGTGTCAATAATCTCAATCAGATCTTGTCTCCAATTGTGATAAGACTCTCTCTGAACCTTAGTCTTAAGTTTCTTCTTACCATCTGCGGATGGAACAAACTCACCCATCTCACCAGACTTAGGATCATGGGTATCTACATCACCATCAACGTCAGCATCAATTCTCTTATTTGCTTTAGAAGCAAGTTTCTTCAGGTTGCCGCCACCAATCTTGGACTCTTCTGCTTCAGCAAATTCTAGTTCTTCTTTAGATAAATTTGCTTTACGATAGGCAAGATAGTCTCTATCTTTCTTACCCATACGGGCTTGACCTTGAGGTTTCTGTGAACCACCAGCGGGATTAGAACCAGTGTTCTTTGCTCTGTAGGAGTAGTTTGCACCACTTCCTTTGGAGTCACCAGAGACCATCTTGCCTGCATCAGATCTGCTGTCCTGATACTGCTTCTCAGTCTGACCGTGCTTACCCTTGTAGAGTTCTTCTACATTCTCGATTTCTTCTTTTGCAATTGCCTTACCAATTGCCTTACGACGTTTGGCAAGATACTTATCAGTTTTATCTTTCTTACCATCATTATTGATATCACCATCTTCCTGCCCTACAGGATCAAGTCCTTCTTTCTTTACTCCTCTCTTTGCTTCGTGCTCTTTCTTTCTTGCTGCCATAGCATCAAGACCTGGAGCACCCGTCATTCCCTTCTTCTTCATGAATGATTGAGTTCTTGCAATATCCTTTTCGCCTGAACCAGGTGCTGCACCATATCCTTCTTTCTGATGCATTTCTTTGTATGCACCAACAAGAGATTTTATAATATCTGGTCCTTGCTGCTTCTCTTCAAAATGAGGGTTCTTCTGACTAGGAACCTTCTCCATGTCCTTACGGGCCTTCTCATTATTCTTTTGACGCTTCTTCATATCTGGTTCAAGATATGAATCGTGCTTCTTTTCAGAAACTTCTGCTGTACCAGCAACTGAAGCATAAAGTTTATTCAGCTCATCAAGAGCTTTCTTGCTATCGTGATGATCCATTACGGTGCAATTACTTCTTTTTCTTATACTTATTTATGAAATTTTTGATCTGCTTAGTGCCTGTCATTCTCATAGCATACTTCCGATACTCGTCAGTACCAACTTCATAGGGAGGATTCTTCTTCTCTTTACTATGATCACACCCACAGTCCTCATTCAAATCTTTAATCCAGGACTTAAACATCTGTCCACCTGGAGTGACACAGATCAAGTGATTAGTTCCTCTACGAACAATCTCACCAATCAATCCTGTGTTTAGATTCTCAACAATGTCACCAATCCTAAAGATCTTCTCAAGATAATAGTTCTCTCTCAAAGTTTGGAAGTCTAACTTTGGAGCGATTTGCCATAGATAAGACTCTTTAGTAGCAACTTTCATCTTACGACGAAGAGTATTGAAAATATCTTTAGTAACCTCGTCATCAAGTGAGTTTGGAACACCGCCTTTAAAAGTTTCAAAATCATTTTCTGCGGCAGCTGCCCTCATTTTAGACGCAGACATTCCCGAGATGCCCTCAGCATCTGGATCTCGTTCCCCTGCTGACACAACGTTAATCGTCTCAAAGTCATATAACTCTCCGTTGTATTTGTTGGCGAGTTTTTCAAATTCAGATTGTCTGTCAGAACCAACCATGATGTTGACCGTGGAGTATCCATCTTCATCTGCCCGTTTCAATACATCAAAAATAGATTTCATATCAGGATCATTAACGATTCTCTCTCCATGCTTGGAGAACATTACGCGCATGAACTCAATTTTAGTATCAGCATCAAGAGGATTCTTTTTCGGATCCTCTGAACGTGACGGGTAGATTTTATAGTCTCCACCACTAGATTGTGAAGCAGCTGCATCCAATAATTTCTGATGTCCAACTGTAGGAGGATTAAACCTACCAAAAGCAACAGTTACAGTTCCCTTATCTTCTGCTTCGTCTCCACCTTCTTCCCCAGACTCTTTACCCTTTGAATCTTCTGGTGCTGGTTCCTGAGGTCCAGGTGCAGCAGGTGCTGGAGGTTCTGCTGATGCTGCTTTCTTAGCAGCTGCCTCGTCTCCGCCCTTACCTCTACCCTTAGCAAATTCTAGATCACCGTCCAATGTGCGAGCAACGTACTTACCGCTTCTATCATACCAGTTTCCATGACCATCCGACTGAAGACCAAGACGTTTTGCCTTTTCTACAGCGCGAGAAAGTTTCGCCTCAGATAAGAAGTTGAGAAAGTTCTTCATTATTGTCAGACTCTATACATTTATTTAGCGGATTAATACACCTTGACATAGACACTAGCATTAAAAGAAACTGATCTAGTTCCTATGGGAGACGACATATTCTCTTCCAGTGCTCTCTCTTCTTTATTCAATCCAGTAACGTAACTAATAGAGGCAGCTGCTTGATATAAATTTTCAATTACTCTTTTTCTAACTCTATCATTAGGTATAGCAGAGATTGACATTCCCATTTCTCCAGCTCTTGCTTTACTCCAAATTGCCGATGCACTATTCATAGACCTTTCGGATGGATCAAAATTAGTTCCATTTATTTCTTTCCACATTTCACCAACATATTCAGCAATCCTGTCCATATGTGGTTCAATTAATTGTTCTTGGTTTCTTGCTTTTATTACTTTAAGTTGTTTACCATTGAACCAAGGACTAGTTTTTATATCAATATCAGAATATTTACGTTGTATTTGATTTAACTTTCTAACACCAGAACCAGCAGTTTGATTTATAATTGTTTGAAAATTATCTGCACCGATGTTACCCATCTTTGCTGCAGCATAATTCATACCTTTTCCAGTTTGAGAATATTCAAGTTCCATTTTTTTATTATCAACGTGATACTTCAATCGAATATGCTTTTGTGATCCAGGAACGACTTTACCTCTAGCAGCATCAGGATTTCTTCTAGCAGTCGATGCTTTTTGACCTTTTGCAAGTTCAACAGTTTCTATTGTAAAGTTTATTTTTACGTCTTTGTTTCCATAAGTATATTCAATGGTTGGATTGTTAGTTCCATTCAATGAAACTCTACTAAAATATTGATTACTATTGACAATATCAATATGCGGAGATGATTGTGGTTTCTTCAATGAGATTGGAATAATGTTTCCTTCATCAAATTGCGTGGCTAAAAATTGATTACAATACTCCACCGATACTTTACTTCTACCCATAACTCTTTTGTTTAACTTATTAAGTGCTCTTATACCATTCAAATTCATCGCCCAAATATCAGCAGGATTCCACTTATCAGTTTTAGCACCACTGCCAACAGATTTCACGAATGCTGTATATGGATTATCTGCAGTTAATCTAGTATCAAATAATTTATCATTAAAAACTTTATGTCGAGAATTAATTTTAAATCTTCTTTTAACTTCTTGCATATTTCTTCCTTGAGCATCAACCCAATTTAGTTTTCCACTCACATTACCCTTAACATAGGTAACGAAACCAGAATAAGAAACTGACCTTCCAGTAATACGTTTACCGACAAGATTTACAGAAGAGGGAGTAACAATATACCTGTTAATTTTATCAATGACTTTTTTGTTTAGTTCATTGCCACTGACTAACTCCTTCAAAGTCAGTGCTTTATTTTCTGCAATAGAGTATGCTAAACAGACTTGAGCCAAAACCTCTGAATAAGTCTCTGTTGCAGATCCTGACATTTCTTCTAATTGACTACTCATCAACACTATTTAGAAAATCCTTTTCTTTTTGGTAGGGGGTTGTCTGTCCTGTCCACAACTCATATCCTTGTTTAATTTCTGGAAAGAGCCACTGGTCCACCCGATAGCAATGCTTCCAATTGACAGGATGAGAACAACTCACCACTACAACAGAAAAGAATGCTCGTAAGTGGATCCAGAGACTATACATTATCTGTCATCAGCAGAACGATTTTCAGAACGATAGATGTCAAACGTTCCTTCAGGATAACGCTTAGAAAGTTTCTTAAAGTTCATCTCCATGAGATCTTCAAAGGTCACATCCAGTGCCATACACGCTTGAGCAACATACCACAGGACATCACCAAGTTCAATCTTCATGTGCTCAATGTTACTCTCATCATATGGTTTGCCCTGGAAAACAATCTTCTTGACAATCTCAGTGAACTCACCACCCTCTGCAGTGATACCAACAGCAGCAGTCAAAAGACGAGGCATATCAGCATCTTGTGCCTCAAGTTCTGTAAGACGACGGAACATGGTAGCAAAGTCAGTGCTAGGTTCACTAGTGACAGCGTTGACAAATGCAAGGTACTTTTCGGTATCGATGTTGGAAGTCATTAGAATTTCAGTCTAGAGAATTTTTCTTTTGTGGTTTCTTCGTTATTATACTCCGCATCCTGAGCACTGTCAAGGATGTCGTCTTGTGCTGTTTGCTCACAATCGTAGAGTCGCATCTTGGATCGGTCAATACCAATCACAAATCTCTTACAAACATTGCCATCATTGTATCTGTTCTTCAACTGCTTCACAAGTATCTGTCCCAAGGATTCGAGTTCTTCAGTAGAAATAAGGGCAAACATAAGATCAGCAGTAGCAGGGAGGCCAAAGGACTCAGAAGTGTCAGTAATGTCAACATCAGAGCTACCATAACCAGAACGAGTGGTCTGCGTGGCAGAAACGATAGGGACGTTTGCTTCAACAGCCAACCCTCTAAGCTCCTCAGCAATAGATTTGACAATTGTATATGAATTGACAGCGCCGCCTCCGCGATAGCGGGAGGAAGCACATATATTAAGGTAATCAACGAAAATAATATCAGGTCTAAATGATTTCTTAAGTGCAAGCTCGCTAAGAAGTGCTCTAAAATGTCCACTATGTGCGCTCGCAGTTGGATACTCTTTAATAATCAGTTGACCTTGAGTCTTCTTTGATAGGTTATTGATTTTGTTTTCAAACATAACCTTAGGAAGATCACCAATATCTTGGATATTGACGTTCAAAAGATTCGCGTCAATTCGTTCAGCAATTCTTTCCTCTGCCATCTCAAGTGTAATGTAGAGAACGTTGCGCCCTTGTGCGAGGCAGGCACTAGCCACATGGCACATGAATAAACTTTTCCCGACGCCTGTGCCAGCAAGAGCGACATTGAGAGTCTTGTTAGGCAAACCACCTTTGGTAATTTTGTTAAAATAGTCGAGATCAAATGGAATCTTTTCCTCTTCATGTTGGTAAAAGTTGTAGCGTTCTTCATAGTCCTCTAAGTAATCGTGCCCAACATGATTGTCAAAAGACACTGAAAGTGCGTCTTTAAGAATATCTGGGATAGCATCACGGTTTTTTGTACTGTCATTACCATCCGCAAGTTGGATGGATTCCATGAGTGCCAGGTATATAGCACGGTCGCGACACCACTTTTCAGTAGTGTCCATCAACCAGTCAGTATCAGACGGCATGTCATCTAAGATGTCAATAGTCTGTGATATTTGATTGTAGGTTTCTTGAGTTAGATCTGTCAGATTTGACAACTCAATTTGTAAGACTTCTTTTGTAGGAAGTTTATTGTACTGCTCAACAAATTCCGAAATTTCACCATAAAGAATTCTTTGAGACTCTAGTTCAAAGTAGTCTTTCTTAAGGAATGGAATTACCTTACGAGCATAGACTTCATTATGAATGAGATTCCTCAGAATTAGAATCTCAACTTTCTCCATAGGAAAACTCCTTCATAGCAATTTCATCAAGTTGTTGCATCACTTCATCAGTGAAGTATTTTTCAGGTTCTTTAAGAATCTGTTTGGCATAGACTTTTTTGTCACCCATTACATAGCGACCTGCTACATTTTTCCAAAGTCCGCCAATCTCACCGAGTTCAAGAAGACCAAAATATCGATCAAGACCACGCTCATCGTAATACAGACGCACCGTAACATCCTTGTTCTCCTTACTTAAACGTGACTTGTGAGTCTTAGCCTTGATAAGATTACCAATGACCTCTGTTCCATCCTTCTCTTTCTTTTTGCTGAGATAGATGATTGTACTTGCTGCATACTTGAGACCAGAGCCTCCTCCCATTTCCTTTGTAGGGACATAAGAACCAATGACATCGTAAGTGTGGTTGGTGACGATCATAGGTATTCTAGCCTGTCCTAGCTTCAATGTCAACATCCTGAACGCACCTTTAATCAGTTGTGATTTTGTCATATCACGAACCTGTTTGTCGTCAAGAGCATCTCTGATCTCCTTCTCGGTGGAAAGCATACCAAGAGAGTCTAGCACAAACATACAGGGTTTACGATCCTCCTCAGGTGTTTTGAGATACATGTCCACTGCCTTCAGGGCATAGGTTCTAAACTGCTCCACAGTCACCACGTTAGCGACTACAAGGCGGTCTAGATCAATACCACGACTCTCTAAGAGAGACTTGTTAACTGCTGCCTCTGTGTCAAAATATAGACAGTACCCATTAGGATTAGAATCAAGAAAATTTTTAACGACAGCGAGGCTGAAGAAAGTTTTGCCAGTAGAAGACTCACCAGCAATGGCAGTAATCTTATTGCCAGATACACCACCAAAAATAGAACCTGAAACCAATGCGTTAAAAATGTACGAACCCGTGTCCACATAGTTTTCAGTGTCATCAATGTCTCTGGCAACGGTGGTGTACTCATCACCAATCTCCTTTACAATGTCCTTGAGAAAATCCATCATTTTGTAATTAGTTTAGTTTTCTTTTTGTAGAAGTCATTAAGAATCCAGCTACTGCTGTTCATCTTATCCTCTCCCCCTACTCCAAAAGCAAATTCTACCATAGGATCGTCACCATAGCGATCAATCTCAGGGATATTTGTTTTGGTTCTGTCACCGCCATTGGCAAAAATCACGGATTCATTTCTATAGCGTTCCTTGATCACTGCTATAGCTCCACATGCAGAACCATCAGCATCATCAAATGCGATGACATCATCTACCATCTGTAAATGATAAACGATATTTGCTCTTTCTACCCACGGCATAAATGGATGACCCTTCTTTCTTGTCAACCATTCATCAGAGTTAACTCCAACAATAAGTTTGTCACCTAATTTTTTAGCAGACTTGAAATACTCAATGTGTCCACTATGAATGGGATCAAATCCACCCGTTACTAATATGATTTTTGACATTAATTCCAACGCAACGTTTTTAAATACTCCAAAACATTCTCTCTTACATCCATCAACTCAGTATAGCACTTCTGATTGTGAGAACACTCACGTAATTTGCTATCTGGTTTCAAGACAGACTCGATAAAAAGATCGAGTCCACGATTCCATTTATCTTTTTTATTCTCATCTTCTTCAATTGTGTTTTGGTCTTTCATGAAAAGAAACTCTCTAGTGTAATGGTTTTTTCCACATTCCATCCAATAGAATCTAAGATTGCTTCCAATGGGTAGACGAAAGATTTCTCAAATTGAAGATTATAATCAACGTATTTTGAGATGTTTAATTCGTGTGGGAAGTCTTGGATAAATGATATCACATTTTCATGGATTGGATTGGGTTTTGATAGATAAAGAAACTTTATCTTCTCACCATTCTGAATGAACGAATACTTCGCATCCAATTTGTTCTGCTTTACATAGTGATTGTATAGCAGAGCACCACGAACATGAATTGGAGTGCCCTTATCATAGATAAAGGTCGATGAATGATACTTGTTAACATCAGAGACAGATCTAGGGAAAGCAACCTCCTCAGGGGACATTTGCTTAAACTTTGTTCTTGACTCCTCAATGTATTTAATCACGTCATCTTCCGTACCATTCATGATGATGTTGATTGCTTCCTTAATCATCGCCCTACAAGGTGCAGGAGTGGATGATTTGACTGCTTCAAGCCCCATGATCTTAAGTTTAGGTGCAGCATATCGAACACCCTCACTATCCCATACGTTGAGAATATATCGCTTCTTCGCGGTCCAGATACCACGTTCAGCGATATTCTCACGCTTCATGATCATTTTTTGTTGATACGCCGAAACATAGTCCGAAAGTTCTTGGTAGGAGTTCTCGATAAAAGGTTCCAATTTTTCTTGGCAGATCTTGTCAAGTAACTCCACAACTGTTGTTTTATCACTAGACTTACTAGCAAGAAATTTATCAACAAGAGGTCCAAGATTAAGATAGATTGAATCAGTGTCAGATGCGATAACATAATCAACCTCCTCTGTAGACAAGATGTTATTTAGATAAGAATTCATTTTATTCTCAATCCAGCGAATCGAGACTTGACCTGATAAAGTAATTGCTTCAGCGTTTGCTAACTTATAATAACGGAAGTATTGATTACCAATAGCACCATAAGCAGAGTTCAATTGAATCTTACGAGCCATCTGGATGTTGTTACATCTGGAAATTTCCTTCCTGAGTTTATCAGTAGGAGTTTTTTCATACTCCTGTTTAGCAGCAAGCATCTTCTTCTTATAGACGGTGCGATCCTTATAGATCTTATCCATCAATTCAGGTAGAAACCCACGGACATCTTTGCGATACATTGCACCATTGGCACATACCGCATTGTTTTTATACATCTCAAATGTTATTTGCTGAGTAAGTATTTTTTCAACGTTAACTGTTGGATGTCTTTCGTCGAGTAATGTCTCTGGCGAAATATTGTACTGCATGATAAGGTGAGGATATAGACTGTTAAGGTCAAAACTAACAACCCAATCATACTTTCCTGGAATCGGTTCCTTGACATAGGCACCTGCATACTTTGCATCTTTTTGAGAATCTACTTTCGGTGGAATTACAATGTTCCTCTCTTTAAGATAGTTAAAGATAATCGTATCCCACATACGAACTTGATAGAACACATCAACATAGTTGACTTTCGCATCATATGCCATAGTAATAGCAAGCTCAATCAACTTCATCTTATCTTCAAGACGGTCAACCAGTTCCACGTCAACAATATTATAGTCAACAAATTTCTGCCAGTTGCCAGTATAAAAATCTTTGAAGGTGTCAAACTCAGAGTGATCAAGTTTTTGTTGACCAAGTTCGACCAGAGCAATGTGATCTAATCTATAAGATTCCCGATTAGTATAAGTAAATTTTTTATACAAGTCAAGATAGTCAAGTTGTGTTACACCACCAATGTCAAAGGTCTTAAACTTTCTACCCTTGATGTAAGTTTCATTCTCAGTTACTAGTCCCCAAGGTGATAGACGCTTCATCATCTTCTCACCCAACACACGGTTCAGGCGGCCAGCGATGTATGGAATATCGAATAGTTGCAGGTTCCATCCAGTGATGACTTCAGGAGTATCATCCATCCACCACTGAATAAAACTTAGACAGAGTTCATACTCCGAAGAACAGTACCGATACTCAAAATTCTTACGAGTAGAGTGATATGGTTTTACGCCCCATGTGATAATCTTCTTAGTCGATGCTTCTTGAACTGTAATGGTTTGCAGTTCTTCTTGTGGATCATTAACATCTGGAAAACCGTACTCGGTTGTGGTTTCAATGTCAATCGTAAACAGTTTGATCTTAGAAATATCAAACTTAATTTCTTTCTGTGGATACTTGTCAGAAATGTATTGATAGATGTATCGCTCATTGCCATGGACACTAAATCCATTCACATCTTGATACTTTTTAAAGAACTCCCGACAGTCACGAACATATCCTGGTTGGATAGGTTCAACAAATTCACCATCGAGAGTCTTATATTCAGTCTTCTTTTTACTGTTCACATAGAGAGTTGGGCGATACTCTTCACGATGCATAAAATGTTTTCCATTGTCGTATCCTCGAACGAGGAATTGATTGCCGACAAGTTGAACATTAGTATAAAACTTCATTTAAGACAGGAAAGGTAGGCACGAAGGACTTTACTATTTGGTTCAACAATAGTGGTGATGCTGCTAGAATGAACCTTCATCTCGTTCTGAGTTGTATACTCACACAACCATGGTCTGACTACAATCTCATTTTCAGGTCCAAGAATAACTTGGTATGGTTCTTTGAGCAAGCAATCTGGTTCACCAATATCAGCACCAACCTCCTGAAGAGTGGCGATGATCATCATACCATTAAAAAGTAATAGTTGAATCATGCCCCAGTCTCCGTTGCCCCATCCCATTCGGCGTCAGAAGTACCAACTTCAGGATCATATTCCACACTCTCAGGAATCAAATCAACTGGATTGCCTTCCTCATCGGTATAACCCTGAAGCATTTCATTGGGGTCATAGTATCCAGTAGACTCATCCTCAAATGCGTCATCAGCGTCTACGCCTTCCCCATCATCAGGCTGCTCTTCATATTCAGCATCAGTATCATCATCCAAAGAATCTTGATCGGCAAGATAACCTTCAGGTGCTTTACCGACACCAGACAGACCATCCTTGTACTGTTGAACAATCTGTTCAATTGGATTAACAATGCTGATCACCCAGTCCCTAGGAATCATAATCTCCCTATCAGCAGACAGTGGACACCAAGGAGCAAAGTGAACCTGAGTATCTGTGACTTCAGTATAGAGTTCGTCTGGAGACGATAGGTCAACGGTTACAGGTCTATCAAGACGATAACCGAGAAGCGTCTCTCCATGCTTAAGTTCCTTTACGTCAGCGATAACATCTTCTCCTGACTTGAGAAGAACCATCTTAATAGTCATAACCGTTCTCTAGATCCCTTACAGTATAAAAGATCCCCGTGAGTTTGTCAAGGGGACCTGAGCACAATATTTATAAGTAATTCTTCCGCTCATGGGCCTTAGGAACAACCTTACCTAAGATGACTGTCAGTAACCCATCCTCAAAAGTAACTGATCTAACTTCCGTGTCTTCGCTAAGTGTCCACGCTCGTGTAAAACTCCGTTGAGCCACACCCTTGTGGAGGTAGTTCGTTTCCGTTTCCTTATCTTCCTTCTGACCTTCGATAAAGAGTTTACCATCTTGTGTGTAGACGAAGACTTCTGCCTTCTTAAAACCTGCCAAAGCAAGTTCCAGACTTGACTCAACATTACTTAGAGAAATTAAATTGTACGGTGGATATTTAGACGTTGTTTCGTGCAGACTGAAGATACGATCGAAGTAATCTTCCATACCAATTGTATTGCGATTGATCCTGTCAAACAGTTGATCCAAGTTCGCAGCATGATACTTTGCTAGACCTGTCATTTGTAGCTCTCCTAAAAAGCGAGATTGCGTTGTGTGGACCCTTGCGGCGTCCATCTATATTTATAGCATAGCACATAAAAAAAGCGGGTGTGGAAACCCGCTTGATTTTATTCGGTTATCACTTACGAATGAACTGTCCTTCCTGCACTCCCTCAGTGTGATGATCTTGTGCAAGAAATGCATGTTGACACTTCGGATGTTGGAATGGATAAAATCCATTAATTGCATGATAGACTCGAATTTCATCAAGTGTATCTGAAAGATTTTGCAAAGCAACATCATGAACTTTCTTGCGCTTAACGTCCAGAGACTCAACACGAGAGGGAAGAGAAACAGATGCTTGAATGTTCATCCAAGAATCTTTAGGAGTTTTCGCTGCCTCTGTAATCAAAGGATTAGTACGAGATCCCCAGTTATCCATATTAACATAGTAATTACGGACATCAGGATTGTTCAACACTTCTTTGACATATGTGTCAGTAGAACGATCAACATAGTCCTGATATGTTTTCTCATTATGAGAAGTGTATCGTTCAAGTTTAACTTGAGTATTACCACTGCTATGGATAAAACTCACCATCTCTTTCACAAGACGACCCTGCCTGGTCTTGCTTAGTGAGTTGTTAGCAATCAATTTGATTTCATCTTTAATTTGCTGTTGGCATGTAATTTTTCCTGCCTCCACACCAAACTTGATATGCTCAACAACTTCATCCTCATTGTTAAGAGTAGCATGAAATACACGCTCATTGTTCAAAGCTTTAGCAAAACGCTTACGCGACCACTCACTTCCACACTGAACGTAGACAAACATATATCCAGGGATGCCAAGGATGGAGCACATATCATGGCGGTGTCCACCAGTGATGATATCTCCAGTGTCAACATCAATATAAACAGGAGGTTGAGAGCAATCGACACCATTTTGCTCAACATCCTCTTTAAGAAGATTTACTTTGTTTTGGTCAGTGCCCATGACACGACCAATATTATTCTGCTTGACAGTATCTTTCCACAGACCAAACTTCTTCTCAACAATTTTAACGTCATCAATTCCTTTGTCGTTGACAGGGAAGGTCCAGTTGGCAGGATCCATCAACTTTTCATCAAAAAAGTCGCAAACATAGTCTGCAAGTTTGATGGGAGTGTCAAAGATTGTAGAGAGTGTCATGATCATGATTGATTACCCACATATCATAGCATAAAGAAGGCAGGAGCGCAAGCCCCTGCCTTCTGGTAGCGTTATATTCCGTTGTAGCGTGTCGCGCACGAAAGAGCGACGGTTTATTTAGGCTGCTTCAACCTTCTTTTTCTTACCGATGTTGTACTTAGTCTCCAAAATCCACTCAGTTTTTTCTTTATATGCTAACACTTTGATCTGATTGAGTGGAGCAATACTCTCAACTGCTTCAGGATTCACAACACTAATCAAACCCCAGTCACAAAGAAGTTGAGTGATTCTGTTACGACGCTGAACATCATTAAGAGTCAGATTGGCATGTTTACCGTCAAGAGCAAACAGTTCCTTAAAATGAACGATATAGTATCTGCCCTGCTTATGCAGAATATGGCAGGACTGGTACAGTTTCTTTTCTTTACGAGAAGCAACACCAATGCGTGTTAGAGTTTCTCTTACTTTCAAAAAATCATCTGGTTCATTCAGTGCTACTTCGATCATGTTATCTTGTGACCAAGTAACTTCAGGTTCCTGAATGCTATTAGTTGTCATCGTGTGCCTCCAACGTCAAGTCGCTGTTTAATAAAGTCGATTTGTTCTCTAGTTAGAATTTTCAAAGACTGGAGTGCTTTTTCATTACTATATCCATAGTAAGATTTTATTGCCTCAAGGTCCTTTACCTTTTCCTTCTTGAGCCACGGAGAATATCTCTTCCGTTTTCTCAGACTATTTAGCAAAAATTTATATTGCATATCTTTGTTAAGATGAGAGTGCATGTTCATTTGATTAACAAACAGCACAGCATCCATGTGTCCCGATAAGCAGCGATTGACAATGTATGGGGGATAAGACTTGATGTCTTCACTCAAATCTTCTTTGTTGATGTTGATACTATTGAGCCAGTCTTTGAGTTCCATTAATTAAAAACCGCAGTAACGCTAACAATTGTTGCTCCAGGATTACGAGCAAGAGCAACTTGTTTTGCATCTTGATAATCCCTAGCAATCACCTCTTCTTTAAAGACCGTTCCTGCCTTAAACAATGTGACCTGGCATTTCATAATTAAAGAGTACGAGTTCCTTGCGTTCTTTCTGCTCTCGCATATACTCACCTACAGAACGCATTGTATAGGTAAGACCAAACTCTCCTGCTTCCCAAGTTTTGAATCTTTCTTTGACCAGTTGAGACGAATTATAAGATATGAGTTGAGGAGCAACAAAGCGATCACAATTACTAGCAAAGACATCATGATCAAAGGACTTGTGCATATCACCCTTCTTACCATACAAGTTATCTTTGATATCGTATGGAGGATCTAAGTATGTGAAAGTATCTCGGTTGTCAGTTAAGAGTTTCTCATAACTGATGTTTGTGATCTTCCAGTTTTCAATTATCTGGGTGTAACCTGGAAGCTTCTCGATTCCTCGCATTGAGAAGTTGGAGTCAGACGCTTGCCTGCTAAAGGATGAGGACTCAGTGAGACCAGAAAAAGAGCACTTGTTAATAACGTAGAAACTACAAGCACGAAATAGAGGGGAAATGGAATGGTCATTTACAAGTTCCTTTGCTTCTAAAAACAATCCTCTGGCGGATTCTTGATCGGGATAGCGAGACTTCAGTTCCTGAAGACGCTTGAACATTTTGTATCCATCATCCTGCAAAGTCTTCCAGAAGTTGACCAGAGGTTCATACAAATCATTCACCCAGATGTCTAGGTGCGGATACTTCTTGGTGATATGAATGGCTACACTGCCACCACCAAGGAAAGGTTCACGAAACTCTCTGTAGTCCCTGAGATCAGGGAGAAAGGTTTCTAGTTTAACGCAAGCACGGGACTTACCCCCTGGATAACGTAATGGTGTCTTGTAGGACTTCATCAGATAATTAGTTTCTTTTCATCAGGGGTAATGACTTTGCTGCCATAAAGTTCATTATACTTCTTGGTGACAGTTGGATCTACTTCAGCAACGTAAATAACGTGCTTTCGATCCAGAGTAATTTCAGGTTTCTCCCTGTCAATTACAGTTGCCCATGGCATAAATCCATAGGATTGTCCGTTGGGTAGAACCACCAGACCATGTTGAACAGTGATAGTATCATCGGTTTCAGAAACAAGTTCTGCGATGACTTCTTCACCAGTTACGACGCGAATAAGTTTGAGATCGATCATTTGAAGTTACACTCCACCATAATTTCTGTTAATGCTGCTAAAAGGTTTATTTCCTGGTCTGCTACGAACGCAATTTGATATTGATACTTAGCAATAATGAGCACAGCAGCAGCAATGCTAGGACCGTCAAGGGATGTAGTAAGAGAGTCGTAAATACGACGAAGAAGTACACTAGGATCATTGTCCAAATTATTAACGGTCCATTTCCTGACCGCTTGAAAATCCTTCTCCTTAAGAAACTTAAGCAACTCACTGACCGAGACATCACTAAACGAAGCAAGAATAGCACTATCTATACTACCACCAACTGAGTAACGTTGCAACTCATTGAGTACACGACGCCAGTCAGGAAAGTGCTTGTTGATTAACGTTGCCAATACTTTCTGATCATATTCGATATTCTCTGTCTCAAGAATAGTCCTGACACGGTTGAAGAAGTGTCCTGCAATTTCTGGTTTTTTCTTGTTTGGAATTCCGAATTCGACCACCGCACATCGGGAGTGGAGAGGTTCGATAATTTTGTTTTTGAAATTACAGGTGAAGATGAAGCGACAGTTGTTATAAAATGTCTCAATATTCGCCCGTAAGAGGAGTTGTACATCATGGGTTGTGTTGTCAGCTTCGTCAATAATGATGACTTTGTGCTTTGCATCCAGTGCTTGAAGTGATACGGTCGAAGCAAAGTTCTTTGCTTGGTTTCGTACCGTGTCCAGAAATCGTCCTTCATCAGATCCATTAATAATAATATAATCGCAACCCAGTTGCTCACATAGAGCACGGGCCACAGTTGTCTTACCTACACCAGCAGGTCCAGATAAGAGTAAGTTTGGAATCTCACCTTTACTGAGAAAGTCTTGAAAGGTCTTTTTCAGATCACTAGGGAGAATACACTCATCAATTGTTTTGGGTCGGTATTTTTCAACCCAAAGAAAATCACTACGCATAATCGTAATCAATAATAAATTTGTCCTTTAAGTGCCAGTGAATGTCATCATGCACTTGTTGCATTGCATTGTGTTTGATTGCCCAGTGATCATCATCCTCGTTGATGAGGACAGTGACTTGGGTTTTCACATCAACCCTAATTGCTTTCATTACACCCACTCAGGTTTACGGTTGGGAAGACGAAGATAATTATCGCACACCCATGGTTTAGATGCAACATACATCTTATATTTGTCAAAGATGGATATTGAAGTGTCAAGCTTGAACTCATCAGGTCCTGCAAAGACAAAAGGAGTGTGATTATCCCACTTCACATAAGGAATGATCTCGTCAGCAGCAAGGAGAGTCCTATAGCAGGTATGGTTTTTTCCGTACCGATTATAATACTCGTCGCATAAGGCAACGCCATGCTCAAGCAACCATCGAGAGTTTTCTACAGTCTCGTTTGCCCACTTGGTGCAAGGGTGATTACGGAACGCTCCTTTCTCTGTAGCATAGGCGTTGCCATCTGCCTTAGGCAAAGTACCATAACCATGTCCCCACTTGTCTGAGGCGACTATAGCGAGCATCTGGCAGGTCTCCAGAGGCATCTTGACAATGTGCTTGTCAGGTAGAACCTCGGCAGACTTGGCGGGAGACTCGTCAGTGACAAAGATGTTCATAGCAAATGCGATACAGAGATCACTAGGAGGAATGTAACCATAATAACGATGTCCCAAGATTTTGTCCTTACAAAGTAAGGAATTGAAATACTATCACCCACCATCTGCAATACGACACCAAGTGTTGTATTGATATGAAGGATAGTAAAGTAGGCAATGATCACAAGACCACTGCCTAATACTCTCATAAAGACATCAACTTTGGTCATCAACCAAAAGTAGAATCGGGTTCTAGTGCAATAAAGTAACGGAGGTCATGATCCTTAGAAGTAAAGCAAGCAAGAAGTTTCTTAGAGATCTTAACCTCATAAGTTCCAGGAACTACGCGGATGTTCTCAACCTTGAAGTTAAAAGAAAACTCATCATTAGATTCAGCAACTACCACAGAATAGACATTGGAAGTGTCATTCTTTTTGTCGCGGACAATGAGTTTGACTACTCCATTTTCACCAATGACAGAGAGATCAGGTAATTGATACACTGCTGCTGCCTTAAGAACTTTTTCAAGTTGAGCAGTGGTCAGATCAAAAGCAACATCAACACTAGGAAGAGTCAGGGTTTGGTCTGGGGGAGCAATAATAACAGTGGGATCAGCAAAGAAATACTTGGAATGATTTTTACCTTCCCGAATGAATACATAAGAATCATTCTTGAAATCTAGGTCAGCATCACGATGTAAAGACAGACCGTTCAGGAACTGATTGAGATCATAGATACCAAAGTCCTTAGGAAACTCCTCGGTGATAGTTGCCTCAGCCAAGATGTTTTTCATTACTGACATCGTGCGAAGTTGACTTCCTTGCTTGAAAAGAAGCGACTGATTAATTGAAGAGAAGTTCTTCAACAGGTTGAGAGTTTTGTCAGAGAGTTTCATTGTCATTGAGGGTAGATTTCACGGTTAGCGTTTTTGTCATTGAAATGCATTAGAAGCACAGCATAATGCAGAATCTTCATAATGTCACGACGGGCGGTGCCTTTCTTGTCATATCGAGAGGCATACTTGAGAATGTTGGATCGGCAGAATGCTTCACCATCACCACAAGCTTCGATAAGATCAAGGGTTTGAATCCTATCATCACCAGCAGAATAATGCTGATTATAAGTTCCAGAGATGTAATCTCTGAGCTCCTTGAGGATTTTTTCCTCGTTGTACTTAAGACGTTTGCCTTCATTGAAGGTTATTACATCGTCATTATTAAGGGTTATTCTATCGTCATTCTTATCTGGTGGAATCCAGAAACCTTCCCCACTCATTTCGTAACCTTCGTTGATCAGTTCATCATAGTTCATTGTATCAAAACTCCGTAGTGTTGTCAATAGTGTCAATAGTGTCAGTGTCAACATCAGCATCAATCTTAGCATAAAGATCGGTGAATGCACTCTTGGTTTCTTCATCGAAACGATTGAGACAGACTTGAATTGCTTTCAGTTTGTCACCCCAGATAGCATATGCACGAGTGATGTGAACTAGGCGACGGGTACTGATCACCTCATCGACACCACCATCATAGAAAGTCTTGCGGATGATGTCTGCCCAGTCAGCAAGACGCTTGCAGAAGTTCTCATCGTCACAAACTTTGGTGAGAATTTTAGTCTCAACAGCGACAGTAGGATACTCCTGCTCAAAGGTCACAGGAAAACGCTCAAGGAATGCTTCATTCATAACATTGGTGCCGATGAAGCGACCATCCTCAGAACCTTTACCCTTGGTATTAGCAGTGGCAAAGATTTGAAAACCAGATGTTGGTTGAACATATGCCCCAGTCTTCTTCAAGAACACCCCCTTACCTTCAAGGATTGATTGAAGACAAAGGATTTTATTGGAGGCTAGGTCAATCTCATCAAGGAGCAAGATTGCTCCACGCTGGAGTGCTTCGATGACTGGTCCATTGTGCCATACAGTAGCACCATTCACAAGACGAAACCCGCCGATAAGATCGTCTTCATCAGTTTCAATAGTAATGTTTACACGGATGAGTTCACGTCCAAGTTGAGCACATGCTTGCTCCACACCAAGAGTCTTGCCATTACCAGAAAGACCAGTAATGAATACAGGGTAGAACATATTAGACTTAACAATACGTTTTACATCAGCAAAGTTGCCGAATGGAACGAAGTTCTCATCCTTTGCAGGAATAAGATTCTGCTGAACTACAGGCATAGCAGCAGGTGCTTGATAGTTACGTTCAATTTCTTCCACTTTACGTTGAGTTACTTCCAGATTCCATTTGCCGCGACCAACCTTATATTGCTCAAGTCGTTTGGTAATAGTCTGATATGCAACATCATGAGAGGCACAAAATCCACGGATGTCTGCAGCCGTAAACTCAGAACCATAGAGACTGCGAAGTTCTTCGATGTAGTTCACTTGAGAAGGCATTTGGTTGATCCGTTTGGTATGTATATACAATACACTAAAAAACCGCCCCGTGGGGCGGTAGTGGACAGTTTATAAACTGGCCTTTCTATGAACATTGTTCTCCTTCGGAGTCACGTATCTGAGGTTATCGATATTGTTATTGGATGGATCACCATCAATATGGTCAATCACCACAGTGTCGCGCACCCATTGCTTTGCTTCCTCAGGAAGAGTGTTCCAGACTTCCTTGAGTGCCTCTGGAGGATACTGATCGACAGGCTTCCATGCTTCCATCACTGCCTTGTGGACAGTAATATTCATCACAGATTTAGTACCACCCTTGGATCTAACGTGATCAAAGTCTTCAAACAATTCTGGACTAATGACAACGGTGAAGTTGCATTCATCCAAGCGGCCGCGCTTACTATACTTGTAACGCCAGGATTTAAATTTATTACGAAAAGTGGTGTAGATATCTCCACACCTATTCACATAATAACCAGGAATAGTAATACTATATCGAGTGAGAGCTCTCCACTCTGAATTGGATTCAATGCTAGTAATGATCATAATTTTTTAGATTAAAGTAGATTATGCAATTTGATCTACGAAGTCGTTAAGAATTTTACGATTCATAGAACTTGCTTTAAGTGATTTTTTGAATGCACTGCGAATCTGAGATTTGCTAGCAGCATCAGGAACAACGAACTCACTGTCATCGTTCAGTTTATTGGAAGCAAGAATGAATAGTCTGGAGAAACCCAAGGCAGTCAGGGAAAGACTACGTTCTTTCTTCCAAGTTCTTCTCATCTTTTCATCTTCAGACCCCCGAAGATCAAAGCTATTAAGCATTCGAGAGACATCAGAGTTAGTAACAATCCGAACACCAATGAAGTTAACTGAGGGATTTTCGTCTGCGATACACCGTAGAAATCCTTGTGTCTGAGTCCACCAGTTACCAACATCGTAGGAACCACCAGTCTTACGATTACGAAGGATCGTACCGTAGCGACAAGCGTTCATACCAATTCTATCACCAATTTGCACAGTTCGCACAGATCCTTGTGCTTCTCCATCAGTCAGAATAACACACTGCACCTTTTGAACGCCAGTTTTTGATTTGAATTGAGGAATAATCTTCCTGAGACAAGCGATTGCCTCGTTGAGAGGAGTGCCAGATAGTGAGAAGGCATTACAAATATTATAGTGCCATCTGTAACCGCGACGACCTTGACCATCTTGATGCCATGCCAAGCGATAAAGATTTTCACAATCCCTTTCAAAGTCCTTTGACTTTGCAGTGCTACTCAAGACATTCAACAAATGGAATTCTCTAGGAATAGCAATCTTATTCTCTTCATCTTCATGATGAAACCTAAGGTGTGAATTTAATTCATTCTCACGAATTTCCTCAGGAACATATCGGAGATGAAAATCATTGGTGAAAGCATACACATCAAAAGGAATGTTGACTTTCTTACAGAATCGAACCAGATTCAAGAGTTGTTTGGTCGTATCTACAAGTTTATCGCTCATAGAACCAGACCAATCAAGAAGAAAGATTAGACCATGATTTTTACCGTCAGGAACAGTGGTAATTTTCTTGAATAGATCTTCATTGTACTTATATGTGTGAAGCTTAGAGCAATCTAAGACACCAGTGCGAGCAATAGTAGACCGCGAATAAGCATCAGCAGACTTACGACACTCAAACTCTTTAACCATGTAACTCACTTCTTTAGAAGAAGACTTCTTATGAGCATTATACTCAGAAGTTACAGTAGTGAAATCAAATTCACAATTCTCGGGAGGATTACTCCACCAGAATTCATTGATTTTGCGAATATAGTCATTACCTATCATGATGGTGTCAAGATCCATGTCAGGAAACTCAACATACACTGGGTCTCTACCATCTCTTGCAACATTAAGATCCTGAACAGATTCGCTTAGGTTAGTTTCAGTCTTAACTTCTAGGGGATTTACAGGATTGTAATGACTACCACCCCCAGAAGGCATAGTAGTAGAAACGGAATCTTCAGAAACAACATCAGAATCAGAGTCGTCAGTCTGAGAAGAATTACCAGGAGTGGAATCCATAGAGGACTCAGAAGAACCAGAGTCAGAGCTAGAAGAACTTTGTTGCGACGAACTTTGCGGAACGCTTTCTTCATTCTTTTGGAGATTTTTTTCAAGAGTTTGTTCATACTGTTGCTGACGTTGGCAATATTCATAAAGATTTTCAGAGACAATTAAGACATCAGCAAAAGTTTCGCATTCGGAAATTTGATTGATCAGATCCATCTCTTCCCCACTCTTAATGGGGATGTCAGAAAAATTGCCAATCTTGAAGTGCAGATTAGCACGATCAGCAAGATTCATGCTATCAAGATCTTCTTCATCAATACCAAAGAAATCCTGGTCACTCAGATCACTATACCCCCGATAGAAGGTTTTGGCAAGACCTGCATACTTTCTCTTCATCAGTTTCTCGATGCGAGCATCTTCAACTACATTGATGAATTGGAAAGGAATATTTCTTGGGGGATCTTCATTAGGAGTGAAGAGAGCATGTCCGACTTCATGTGCGACCAGAAGATCATACACGATGTTAGAAGCACGTTGCCACATCGGAAGGACCAACAATCGGTTATTAACATCGAAGGATGCTGTGTCAACATGCTTGTTTTCAACGATGAGATTCTCAGTCGCTAGCAGTTTGGCGAGTTGACCTTTGACCTCATAGTTGACGATTGCCATTGCTGTGTCCGTTTCGATGTCCTTAGTATAGGGCAGAGTGGGGCAGAGTCAGGGGCAGAGTGGACACTTTCAGAACTGTCCACTCTCAGGAACGATGCTCGTCGTTCAAATCATTGATGAACCTGATCAAAGAACTGTCAGAGAACTGCATGAACTCGTAGTTGTCCTTATCTAAGCAGTGGCCTCCCCATCCAAACTTACCATCCCATCCAGGAACTTGAGTGTGTGATCTGCCGATCCTAGGATCAGAACCAACTAATGCAGCAAACGCTTCATAGGATGATTCGCACCCAAGATTTTTATGGATTTTATACAGTTCATTAAAGTAACTGACCTTTAAACCTAGGAAGAAGTTCTCTGCATACTTTACTAGGGCGGCAGTTTTAATATCTGTGGTATAGATCTTACCAGCATTCAACTTGTCCAGTCTGGTCCAGAAGATATCAGCAATAACTTCACATGCAGTTTCGTCACCACCGATAATACAGAAAGTTTGATTCTGAAACTTCTCAATATTGTTATTAGAACTCAGATACTCTGGACTATGGACAATTTTGATGTTCTGATATGTATCCTCAGCCCATGAATAAAAGTTAGGTGTTGCAGTTGACTTACAACATACAGGGGTCTTCTGTCCAATGTATGTGTTTAGTTCATCCAAGACTGGTTTGATAATCTTAGTGTTATCTTCCTTGGGAGTATCGACGCAAACAAAGACGGCATTAAATTCTTGCCCAGTAAAATCTTTGATCTTATTACTATTAATCTTTGGATCAATAATAACTTTTTCTTCATCAGTGAAGATAGATGCCACGGCAGAACCAACGTAACCATGACCGACAATCATTACTTTCATAATACCTTTTGACTAAAACCTTTGACTTTTTCAAATTTGATAGAGTTGGGAAATCTATCGTAGAGTTCTGTCTTGTGAGAGATCACAAATATATTAGCATCTCTGATAACAAATCGAATGATCTTCAAGAACTCTTCGGTTCCCATTCCATCGAGAGAACTATCAAACACTTCATCCAGGACAAGGAGGTTGGTGTTTGTAGAGTTCTTATATTTAGCAACCTCTCTCCAAGTGAACAAGAGAGCAAGGTCAATACGCATCTTTTCTCCTTCGCTGAAGGATGCGTAAGAAAAATTTTCGTGGATAGGAGACTGAACAGTCTCACTAAACTCTTCATCCAGAGTGAAGTTTATATAAAACTCCATCATCTGAAGGTAGCGATTAACTTGTTGATTGATTAGGGGGAGATACTTTTTGATGATCTTAGTTTTTACTCCCCCATCCTTAAGTAAGGAATATACAAACTCGTTGAGATAAATTTGTTCTTTATCAGTAGCAAGTTCGTTGTAGGATGTCTTCAGTTTTTCGTTGAAATCTCTTAACTTGTCATGCTCAGTATTTCGGTTTGCAATTTGCTCGGTAATTCTTTGAACTTCCGATTCCAGATCTCGGCATTGGCGTTGCAACCCAGAAATCCGAACATTGTTTTGAGAAATGCCATGTGTTAGTGAAGATGCCTCCTTAGTGAGCTCAGTAAAACGAATCTGTTTGGACTCCTCATCTTGTAGTTTGGTTTCAAGTTCTGAGAGACCTGTTTCTAGTTTAGTTACAGAAGTATTCAGATTCGTAATTCTATTTAATCTAAAACTTTCTTCGATATCCTGAGTGCATGTTGGGCAAACCGTATTTTTGTCAAAAAAGTTACATTCTTCTTGTGTTGCAGTTACTTTTGTTTTTAATTGTACACGAATATTATTCATTTTTTTAATCGTGCTCTGAGGGTTAGTTGTCTTCTCCATCTCAGATCGAACTTTATTCAATTCATTACCAAGTGTTTCATTATCAACCAGATAAAGATCAACTTCAGTATTCAGTTTGGTAATCTTTTCTTTATTAGCATCTATATTGTCATTGCTACGAGTCTCCAACTCATCAATAAAATTTTTCTGCATCTGAATTTTTTCCAGAAGAGTTTCTTTCTTGAGATCAAGAGTTCTGACACGATCTTTATTTTCACGTATTCTATCTCTAACAATATTATTCATAGCAGAGAAGATCTTAATGTCAAGAATATCTTCAATGACTTCACGTCTTTGAGATGAACCAAGTTGCATGAATGGAGTAAATCCAGCAGATCCAAGAATTACAATCTGAGTGAAGGACTTATAGTTTAACTTAAGAATTTGCTGCTCAAGTTTCTTTTGTTGGTCATTCGCATTTGATGATTGATCTTGCATCTTACCATCAATCCAAATCTCAAACTTATTCGGTTTGATGCCACGGACAATTCTATACTCCTTTCCTTTGATATCAAACTCAATTTCAACTACACAATCCTTTTCGTTTACAGAGTTAACTAGTTGTGGTTTATTGATCTTTCGATATGGTTTTCCAAACAACGAAAAAGTTAGAGCATCAAGAACTGTTGACTTACCAGCACCATTAGATCCAATAATGATCGTACCGTGAGCTTCATTCAGTTTAATTTCAGTCCAGTGATTTCCAGTGCTGAGGAAGTTTTTCCATTTAACGTTTTTAAAAACGATCATAATTCAGGGGGCACGACAATATCGTTGGGGGTGATGATAACGTATTTTAAATTCTGATGATGACAAGTTTTCTTTGCTAGATCCTCATCAACTTCAGTAACCTTGACAAGATTATACTTCTCACTATCTTGCAACATCATAGCATATCTTTCAGCGTCGTCCTCTTTTTCAAAGAACATTATAACCTTCTCTCCCCATCGATTATGGACAGCAAAAGCTCCAGAGTCTTCATTTTGAGCAACGCTGACCATATACATCATTCTACTTCACAAGCCTCTTTATAGATCAAACTGACAAGATTCTTTACAGCAGATTTATCAACCTGAGTATCAGACTCCTCAATGTATCTAGAAAGGATCGCAAGTGTATCTTCAGATTCAAATGCTTCAAAGTCATCATTTTCAATGACGTTAAAGTTCTCCACAATTTTTAGCTCTGCAGGATTAGCAGAGAAAATTTTGTCAATAAACTTTTCAAATGCAATGTCATTAGTCTTTTTACGGACAACAACTTTTAAAATTTTTCCAGAGCATTCAGTTGCATCGAATAATTGATATGGGGTGTCTTCATAATAGACCGTATGAAAAATATGAAATGGATTATTAACTGGAGTATGCTCTAGGGTTTCAGTGTCAAAGATGTGAAATCCCCTAACGTCTCCAGCATCATTCCAATACATTTCATATGGATTGCCGAGATAGTGAACATTGGCTTGATTACTACGGTGATGATAATGCCCAGTGAACACTTTATCATAGCGAGAAAAAACACTCCTGTCCATACCATGCTCCATCCAGATTCCATGGTTTGCTTTGAACCCTTGCAATTCTAGATGTCCAAAGGCAACTTTAGACTTTGACTTTGAAATCTTTTTCAGAACTTCTGTTTTGGTATCTTCAGTAATCCAGGCAATCAATGATATATCTAAACCACCAACCTTAACTTCTTTAAAATTAGATACAGGAATAATATTGTCGTACTCTCTGAGTAGCAATTCAATGGCATTAACATCGTTCGTGTTTTTATAGTATGCGGTATGATTACCGACAACTGTATACACTTTGATTCCCATCTTTCGGAGACGATCATAATAATTTTTCTTAGCCCATGATAAAGCAGAAAAGTCGATGCCTTTACGGCTATCGAAAGTATCGCCCATGTCGATGACACAAGTGATATTCTGTACTTCCAGAGTTGGGAAGAAAACTTCATTATAGAATTTTAGAAAATAGTCATGGAACAGTTTTGAATTTTTACGAGCACCGAAGTGTTGGTCTGTAATTACTGCTACCTTCATTGATTCTTCAACTTGTGATAAACGTTGTCTTTGATTGAATTATAACTGGAATAGTTATTTCCGCCAAGGGTGTTATCATCTACAAACACTTCGTCATAACCAGACTTAGTGAGAATTTTATTTTTGATTTCTAATTGCTTCTTCTCTTTTTGAATGCGACGGAGGAAAGCGTAGTGAATAATCTGAGTGAAGTATGCAAAAGGATTGGTTGATTTTGCTGGATCAAAATTGTTGATGTACTGCACACAATTTTCAATACCATCACAAACCATGTCATCCTTGAACATGTAGTTCACGAAGTTTGGTTTGAATGAAAGGTGAGTGGCAATCTTCAAGAAACATTCCCCAATGTAATTTGGGATTCTTGGTTTCTGTTCTCCCAGTTCTACTGCTGCTTTGACTTTCTTTTTGTAGATAACCAAAGCTTCGAGAAACTCCTTGTTATTTACATAGTGTTCGGACCTCTTTCTCCCTCTTGGCATAATCGCATTCATTTTATGAAGTATATTTATATATTGTATTTAAACTATAACAAAATCCACTGCATTTGTCAAGAGCTTGACAAGACTTTGAAATACGTGTACAATTACCTTTGTGGAGGTTCAAAAGGATCAGTAGCTTAGATACTTTAAGTCTCCTGTTCTAAACGAAAGATCTTTTCAAGTAATTGTTTAGCGTCATCTACAGTAGAGATATATCCCATTCCTCTATCAATATCATTTCTATCAGAAGGAAGTTTATCTAACTCCTGTTCCATAACAAATCGACAATGCATAGTAATCATATCCATATTGTTATTTTCTGTCATCGTAAGAATATTCTTTATATCAATGATATAGAGAGTATCATCTGTGGTCTTTAACCATGGTTCAACTTTATATCCAATAGCCATACCATTGTGAGGTAGTTTTACTTCCTCAACAATTACTGGGTCAGACAACAACAAAAGAGTTCTGTCATCTTCATCAGAAGCAGAGACTTTAGCAAAGATCTCTTCTCCAGATAATAATTTTATTGTTGCATAGAAATCATCTTCCATATTATTTTGATAGATTGACTGAAATAATATCGTAATTAAAGTTTTCCTCGTTATAAATTCTGATCCTCTCTATTAAATGATTTAGTGTGTAGTTCTTTCTTGATCCTTTTGTGCAGTCATCGGATATATCATATAGCACTGCTTTATCTTTGTTAGTCCCCTTCCTCAATACTCGTCCGATGGATTGTAGATTCCGTATTCTCGATTTAGAAGGAGAAGCAAAAATAACGTTATGTAGATTTTTAATGTTAATTCCTGTGGAGAAGGTTCCATAAGATGCTACGATAATTGCATTGTTTTCAATGTCAACGATCTCTCTAACTTTCTCTCTTTCTAGGGAATTAACCCCACCATGAACGTAAAAGACCTTTCGGTTTTCTTTTACGGAACTATTTATTAGTTCAAATAACGGCTGTCCGTGAGACTCTACTCTATTAAATAGAACAAGAGTATTTCCATCCAAGTCTACTGTTAGATTTTTGATGAAATTATTTCTTCTTTCGTGTGTTATAATGTATTGAACTTCATCTTCATATGTTTCAAATATTTGAGGATCATGTTTGAGGATGATACAATTAATATCAAGTTTAGATACATGACCCTTTCTCATCAGTTCTTCTGTTCTGATAATTTTATATGAAGGACCAAACAATCCTTCCAAAACCCACTTATGAGTTTGTGTCCCATCTAATGTTCCAGTAAAACCATAACGATACTTTGCAGTATGCATCTTCGTCATGATATTGATTAAAGACTTAGACTTAAATAAGTGTGCCTCATCTCCAATCACAACATCAAACTTCTCAAACCACTTACGTTCTAGCTTGTAAACTGATTGCCAAGTTGTAATTGTGATTGCTTTGTTACTCTCCTTCTCCTTCCCCGAATATATTTTGTGACAATATGTCTCAGGATCCCATCCATATTCCTCAAAGTCCTTATACATCTGCTCTACTAGAGATGTCGTTGGAACAACTACCAGGATTTTTCTGTTGTAGTCAGTATGATATCTTGAAAGAGCATACACCATCAAAGATTTGCCAGATGCAGTGGGACTTATCAATAACCTTCTATTGTGTCTTAGAGCATCGTATACTCCCTCTACTTGGTATTCGCGTGGTTTATGACAAGCAATCTTAGTCATATAATCCTTTACGCCCTCCTTTGAAATCATTTCATTGACTTCAAATGGTGTGCCAAAAAATTTATTATCTACAAATTTGTAATCATAATCATATTGTTTGCAGAAAGAAATGACCTTATCAAGGAGACCAACATAGATCTCTCCTGTATGCGTAGAGAATAATCGTATCTTTCCATCCCAATACTTACTTCTGTATTGGGGCATAAATTTTGCACCAGGAACTTCAAATGTGAAGTGATCTGATAGTTCCTGATATACGTGTGGCTCAGCAGATATTTTTAGATAAACTTCATTCTTCTTTTGGATTTCGAGATTAACCATATCCACTAATAAATTTTTGCCATTCAATTGCATTCTTAATTTGATAAGTTCGATTACCTATCTGCTTGAGAATGCTCTCAATATAATTTAGTTGAGTTTCATAGTAGTCAATTTTTAAATTGACCTGACTAAGTTTTTCATCAGCACTTAAATATCTTTCCATATCGCTCTTGTCCCTAACTTTTCTGGGGAAAGGATTTTCAATATAAACATCTGGATCTGCTTTGCCAGAGTAATACTGATACCGTTCGTGACGAATATTTCTTTTTTGTTGTTCTGCCTTCTTCCTCAAGAGGAGAAGATTGTTAAAAATATCATGATACTTTGCATGTAGTGCTGGTATCTTTAGTGATTCTGTGTGAAGATTATCTTGATCAATCTGTGAGTCTTTTTCCCACATACTTTGTATAGTATCAAGATTCATAAAAGTTTCCCGCTCAAGTCTGTTACTTCATAGTAAGTATACTTGAAAGTAACGTCTGCTGTAAAGTAGTCTATATCAGTTGGTGTAGCATCAAACTGAACTGTAGATAAATTTACTGGAAACAATCCATAGAACTTTAGATAGAACTGCGGAGTCATATTATTACTCAGAATTTGTAGAGTTCCATCTGAAAATAATTCCTCCTCTCCCATTTCAGATGCATTCTTATAAAGAGAAGCACCCTTTGCTCTTTCATCATATATTTGCTGCAAAGATTCTGGAAATCCAAGACCACGCATCCAGTTCTGAATCTGCATATAATTTTCCAAGTCCTCATCAATTAAGAATCTCAGAGAGAAATCCTCAAACTGTAGTACATCACCAGGTCTGTCTATCTCTTTAAGATATGTTGGTTGAATAGCAACTCCAAGAGTTACTGCTGGTAAATTGCAAGAGTTGGCAAAGAAACTTGCTTGTGGACATCTCTGCAGGGAAAATTTAAATCCTGTTGGAGATAGGAAGTTTCTATTTTGTACCTGTCTTTTATATGGGTTTGAATTGGTCATACAAACATTCCTTTCTTATCCATGTACTGGAGAGCTTCTTTGAGATTACCAATATGCTTGGCACCAATAGCAACTTGAGGATACGTTGCTCCTGCACCAAACTCTTGATTAAATGCCCTTTGTGTAAAATGTTCATTGAGACGATACTCATGAAACTTGACATCAATATGAGATAGTAGGGAGCAGATTCGTTCACACTCCTGACTACCATCGCTATAGACTACGCAAAGATTGTCGAGCATTTTGTTTCTAGCAAGTCTTTGGTTTTCTTTTTCCCACATATCAGCAACCATATCAACAGTATGTCTTACTGGTTGAGGTATAGGAGTGGCATTTTGCCATTCATCAATTGCTTCTTGTGTGGGAATAGCAATTCTGAATGGGATGTCATCATCAATGAACTCTTGGTTCATATCAATATATGTTTGAGGAGTAATTTTAATTTCAGTCACGTTGCCTCCAGTCATCAGGTTTATCTTGCTGAAACCAATTTTTAATGTCTTCAGGACTATCAAATCCAGTTTTATGATTGGATGGATCTGGATCTCCTAAACCCATCCTATTCATAAAATCATCTATACTTCCCTCTTCAATGTTTTGTGATGCTTGGCGTCTTGCCATCTTTAACATCTCATTAGCAGATGTATTTGCTTTAGCAAGTTTCTGTGCCCAAACCATATCGTCTAGTTTGACTTCTTCATTATTTGCAATACATTTGCAAATAAATTCTAATCGCAGTCTATATTGGGTAGATAGCATGTAGATTCAACTCGTCATCTCTATTTAGACAAAAAAAGAGGGGTCCGAAGACCCCTCAGCACTATCCTTCACACGGTGAGGATATTTATATCACATCAAGTTCGTGACCTTGACGCGACGATAGTAACGGTTTGCGTTTACACGCAGTCTGCCAAGACCCTGGGTGGTGCCTTCTGCGAATGGGTTAGCGACCAGACCATAACGGGTCTTGAAGCCAATCTTCGGCTGGAAGGAGTTCTCACCAACTGCACGAACCATCTGAAGAGGAACGTAAGGGCAGTAGAAGATGCCAGCATCATAAGGGGAAGTACCCTTATAACCAACAACATAGTACTGGTTAGCACTATTGTTAGCAGCGTAAGGATCGATGTATACGCGATACTTACCATTAATAGTACCAGCAAATGTGTTGCCAGTGTCATCAACGCTCAGGTTAGCGTTAAGAGCAGGGGTGTAATCCAGGATGCCTGCCATCGTGAGTGCGGAAGCAACGTCTGCAGAACACAGAACAATGTTGCCTTTGCCTCTACGAGTTCTTTGTGCAATCTGGTTCGCATCTCTTTCGATTTGGAACAGAAGACCCTTGAACTTCTCAACAGACCAGCGACCATTGGAGTCAACGTCCAGGTTGAACTCACCAGCAGTTGCAGTGTTGAGGGTAGCGCCTTGCTCGGCAACCTTGTAGATGGTTCTGATCACTTCTCTGTTGATTTCCGCAAGGATTTCAGTAGAGAGGATGTTAGCAAGTTCTGCTTCAGCGTTAAGACCGTGAATTGCCTTAAGGTCTTGTGCCAGTTCCAGAGAGTACTCTGCTTTCAGCGCACGAGACTTAGCAGTAACGGTGACTTTCTCGATCGAGAATGCCATCTCGTTGAAGGCATCCGAACCAGTGCCGTCCAGAGCTTCAGCATCGCCAGTTGCCATGCCCTGACCCACGGTATAACCGAGGGAAGATGCAGAACCAACAGGGTTGAGTGCAGATGGGTTGCTACCAGTCTGTGAGGTAGTACCCAAACCAGCAACGTTATCGCTACCAGTAAGATCGAAACCATGATCCTGACCAGAGAAGGCAGTATCTGCTTCGTCGAAGAATGCTTCAGTACCGCCTTGACCTGGGGTGCCAGGACCAGCATAACGTGAACGCATTGCGAAGATCAGTCCAGTAGGACCGCTCATCGGTTGAACGCCTGCAAGGTCATATGCGACCAAGTTAGGCATAGAGCGTCTGATCAAGGAGATCAGAACGGGGTCGAAACCAGCAGTAGGACCAGCAGCGGCAGAACTGCCACTGAAAGCACCAGACCCACCAGCGGCATTACCAGCGTTGGTAGGCGTTTCCATCAGGTTGAAACCTGACTGGAAAGACTGCTCTTCTTGTAAAAACTTTTCTTGATTTTCTAGCAGAACAGCGGTAACTGCTCTACGGTGTGAGTCGGAGATTCCTCCGTCGTGGTCGAGAAGTGGCTTCCACTTTTCAACCAGATGCTCTGATTGGAACATTTCTTTATAAGGTTAGTGTTTGCTTTAATAAAAAATTCAACTAGTTGCCAGCTGCGTCTAGGAACTTAAGGTAATGAGACATTCTGCCTTCCGAAGAAGCGCCTGCATCATCTACACCTTCCGAGAGTGACTCAGCTTGAGCAGATTGGGAAGTGGTTTTGCCGCTAGTGAAGTACGACTCCTTAAGCGTTTCCAGTCTTCCTCTATAAGATTCTTCACTTTCAAACTCTACACCTTCTGCGAGAGAAGCGAGTTTCTCTTTCTGAGTGGAAGCAAGTCCATCAGAAACGTTCTCCAGAATACCATCAGCAACCGACTCTGCGAGGCGCTTGTTGAGTGTAATATTTCTATCGATTTGCTCGTTGAGTTTAGTCTCCATGTCATCTAGTTTCTCTACCATATTGGAGAGAACATCATACTTATCTTCAGGGATGGTTACATAATGTTCTTCAAAAAGACTCTTCATTCCGCCGAGGAATGATTCGGTCATTTCGGACTTAAGTCCGTTTTCAACAGCGAGTTGATTCTCGGATAGCCACTCATCAGCGACATATTCCAAGTAAGAGTCAACACGCTCTTGGAGTTCGACTTTCATAGAGTCGATCTCTTCGGCAACACGCTCTTGATATTGAGCTTCTAGTGCCTCTTTGATTTCTGCAGCCTTAGCGGTCAAAGCAGCTTCAAAGATAGTCTTTGCTTTCTCTCTGAATTCTTCAGAAAGTTCTTCGCCACCGAGAAGAGCATTAACGTCTTCATCAACGTCATACTCTGCAGTTTCTTCGACAGTTTCCTCTTCGGTAACTTCGTCTTCGGCAACGATTTCTTGACCGTCCTCTAGCACTTCTTCTTCCTCTTCTTTGGACATCGATTGCATAGGATCGGCCTTCTTTGCGCCACGATTAACAACGTCAGCAACAGTACGAAGATTTGGTTCTTTCAGTTTTGCCGAGTCATCATCGGGTTTGTAGTTTTCGGGGGTAGGCCCACCGAGGTCTTCTACTGATGCGAGTTGAGTACCTGGATCTGCCATTGTCGGCATTGGATCACCCGCCTTAGCACCGCGAGTAACTTGATCAGATACTTTCGTAGTCTTAGTTTCCATTTCTTGTAAGCGTCCAAGCGACATTGAAGGTTTCTCCGATTAATCTACTTAATCTATATTTATTTATAATCTAAAGATTTGCAAGGAAGTCGTTGAAAAGATCCAATTTCTTCTCGTCAAGTTGTTTTTGTGTTACCAATGTATTGATATGATTGTATGTCTTACGGGCAGCTGCCTCTCTAAGAATGCCTCCATCCCATACCCAATCCTTTCCTTCCATGATTCCTGATACAAATGCATCAGGTGCAGAGGGGTCAGCAACAATGTCAGCAGCAGTTGCCAACGTGAAGTCTTCACCAACAACATTGGTGCCTTCACGAGTCATACTCAATGAACCAATACCACGAGAAGAAACGCCCAACTTAACACCTTCATCGATAAGATTTTGTGCAATCTTACCCATAGGGGTGCTGAGGATCTTTGCCTTACCAATAAAATTAGAACCACTTTCTCTAAGAGAAACGATCTTGTGTGAAACTCGATCTAGGTTAACGGTAGGACCCTCAGGATGTCCAAGTTCACCCAAAGCACGACCACTTTGGATATGGTTTTCATTGTAACGAGACACTTCTTTACGAAGAGTTTCCATAGGATACATCCGACCATTACGGTTCTTGATATCTCCTTGAAGAAATACTCCCTCAATGTACAGGGATTTTTTGCCGTTCTTTTGTTCGACAATGAAATCGACTGATTCGATTTCTTCTCTGATAAGTTTCATTTTGCTTAGTTTGTAAATCCTACTTTGGCGAACTTCACAGCAGCGTGACCAGCCCACATAACATCCTTATAGTCTTTATCAACAAATTCAACCGTTGCAGGAGCAACCGTAATTGAACCATAACCAACTACATCAGCAGTTGAGGTGGAAACAGCAACAAAGACAGCAGCACTATGTCCGTTGTAAACACGAACAAGTCTTGCATGACCGACCGAACTAGCGGTACTAACAACAGTTGTGGCGGCAATTTCTTTGCCAATCATACGAGTAAAACTCATTCTTCTTCCTCAGGATCTTCTGTGATTTCATCTTCAATTTCCCCTAACTCATCTTCGCCAAACAAAGTTGTAGCTACGACTGGTTTAAGATTTTCAATCCTCTCTGCTGATTTAGAAAACAGAGCGTCTTTAATTTGGTCACTGATTTGCGACGGTGATTCCGCAGAAATCATCAAATCCATAAGATCATCCATTGGAAATTAATATAAACATACTAAATATATTTATACTCAAATAATTCCACCGTCTGGGGATTCAGTTGACTTGCCCTGTTTTTCTAAATCTGGTTCAGTAACTGGTGCTCCAAGATCCATACCTGCAGCTGGTGCAGATTCTGATGGCTGTCCTGGTTCTGCACCCCCTAGACCATCAACTGCCATATCCATTTCATAAGGATCAGCAATCACACCTTGCTTAATTTCCTTCTGGATGATATCATCTTGTTCGATCATTTCATCATCACTCTGACGCAAGATCTTACGGCGAACATAATCTTGTGAGAAGTATCTTCCAACATAAGGTTCTGCAACCTGAATGAGGTTGAGTCTTTCTTGCATAAGTTCTGCTTCTTTGAGTTCTGAGAAATGATTGTCGTAGATAAAGTCAAACTGAATATGCTCAGACATTGACTCCCAGTCTTCAACTGTGACAATGTTCTTGAGAAGTAATTGTGTTCTCAGCATATCTAAGAACATATTACTAAAGCGTTTGCGGAGTCTACCTACAAACTTACTAAACTTAAGTTCATCTCTCAGAATTTCTGAAGATCTGCCAAGATTAAATCCACCATCACCCTCTAGTCTAGAGACAGGGACGTTCAGTGCTCTATAAAGTTTCTTCTTAAAGTATTCAATATCTGTAATTTCTCCAAGGTTTTGTCCACCAGGGAGAGTTGTGATCTCTGTTCCTCTACCACCTTCGCGACGAGGCAACCAGAAATCCTCAAGCATACTCATATGCTTTTTCTCATCTCGCATCTCACCTGTGTTAGCATCATATACTAATTTGTTACGATAGCGACCCATAACATCACGCAGATATTGTTCTGCTTTTTGCTTTGGCAAATTGCCAACATCAATATAGAAAATTCTACGTTCTGGAGCGCGAGAAATACGATAGATTACCAAGGAGTCTTCAATCATCCGAAGTTGATTGAGTGCCTTGATTGCCTTATGCAAATATGATAGTGTCGTTCCTCTATTACGGTCAACTAAACCAGACGTACAATATGAAATAGAATCTTTTGTAAATTTGATTCCTTTACCCTGACCTTGAGCACCATGTGGGATTCCAGGTTGCTTACTCAATTTGGGGGTGTATACAAAATACTCTTCGATTGGTGGGAAAGCAGAACCAACCTCTTCGTTCTGTTGTAGATTTGCTCTCAGTCTATCTTCTTTAGGTTGAATAGCATGTCTCACAAAACGCATTTTCATTGCGTCAATATACCGAAGTTCTTTAATACCTTCTTCTGGCTTCTTTACATCGATTACTTTGTGATAATATAGTCTACCATCCACATACCAATTACGATAAATCTCATGAGATTTTTTATCAAAATCCATAAGGTCTTTAATAACTTTAAATTCTTCTCTTATTTTTTTCTTAATTCCTTCACTAGCATTGAGGTTTGATAGTTCAATTTCTACTGGACTATCGTTAGTATCTGTGACAATTGCTTCCTGGATAATATCTTCAATCGCACTATCGCACTCTGGGTGCAATGACATCTCACGATATCGTTTGATTAAATCAAACTCAGTTTTGAATACACCTTCTAAGTCAACATATGACCCAAAAAACCCACTAGTCAGATAGTTGTCATTCCCGTCCTCTTGTGAAGGAGGAACGGGAGACACTACTGTCTTAGCAGGTTCTTCGTTTGGTTGAATTGAAAAGCCAAATAATTTAGCCATTATGATATAGTGGACTTACCAAATCTATTTATTCAACCAGAATTATGAGAGTGATCCAGGACCAGCACCGATCTCAAACCACTGAACTTGAAGTTCTACTGTGAAATCTTCAAGAGTATCAGTAGTTTCATATGATAGATCGATAGCAGAGATGTTCGTTGGGAAAACATCGTAGAAACGATATGATCTCAGAACATTACTCTTAGTGCCCGTGCCTACTTTGCCAGATCCAGCATCTGGGACCGAATTAATGGTCTCTTTGCCTTTACCGCCTCTACCGAGTTGGTAGACATATGCATCTCTCATATATGAAGTCGGGTTAGTAGCACCCGTATAGTTAGAGAGTTTTGCGATACCGTTCATCCACATTTCCATGGCATGACGAATTTTAAAGTCTTCGTCATTGATAACGGTAATAGTCCATGTCTCAAAGGTTCTGTCACCAGCGACCTTCAGGATTCGACCCCTGAAGGGAACGTCAACTGGAGCGACGTTCGATGCTGGAAGTTGCGCTGCTTTGCAAAGGAAAGTGAGATCCTTGAGGGTCTCTTGATCCTTTGTTACGAAAGCAGGGAACTCAGGAATCTGTACTTCAAACAGATTAGGTCTCGCACCACCACCTTTAAGTACGGACTTAAAGTTGGAAATAGTCTTAATTGTTGGTGATTCAGCCATTGCTCTTTAATCTCCTGTAGTTATTTACTAGTGGTTCAAACTCTGCCAGCGACTTCTTGGAAGTCAACTCCAGTTCTAGTAGCAACAAACGTCAGTGTAACGTAGTTGATAGACTTGGTGGGCTTCAGGAAGATGTCGGCGCGGAATTCATTATTGTCAATAATATCGGGGGTGTTGTTAGTCTCATCACAGATGACAAGATAATCATAAACACCTCGTTTCGCTTGAACGTCACGGAGGTAAGGTTCAACAATGTTGATGAAGTTTGCTCTAGTCAGTTCATCATTCAGTTCAAACAGTTGAGCTTCGGCAGCACCTTGAAGTGCTTGTTCAACAGTCAGGAACAAACGACGGACGTTGATTCTGTCAAACGCAGAAGCATATCCGAGAGCAGTCTTATCACCAAAGAGCAGAACACCAAGACCAGGAGTGGAGACTACAGGGTTAATTCTGGCTTCATAGAGTTGATCTCTTTCTGCTTGGTTCGGGTTGTATGCCAGTTTAACGGCATTGTTCAGAATTCCTCTTTGCTGACCAGCAGGTGAATACCATGGGAAAGCATTAAGAGCAGTTCTTACACATAGACCAGCGATATCTCCATTGGTTGGAATATATCTAAACTGATTGTTAAATCTATCAAAAGTATACTTATATCCAGAATCAAAGATCGCATATGATGTGGATGGAATTCCATTGAAGTGCTTCAACAGAGAATCAGTCTGCGTATCACTATCGGTTTTTCCAACCAAATCGGATCTATGTGGTCCAATTACAGCAATACAATCCTTTCTTTCATTAGCAACAGAGATTAGTCTACCAGCTTTTGCTTGAGACTCTTCATTTGTGGCACATCCAGGACCCATGATCAAGAAATCAACTGCTACATCCTTAGGTCTAAACAGATTATATGAAGTAATCAAGTCTCCGAGACTTGCCTTCATTCCACCGTTATCATCATAATCTTGACCACCCTTAAGGGTAAATCCTTGGTTTCCAATTGAAGAGAACGTAATTCCCTGTGCATCTAGACCCCAAAGACCGAGGTTCTGCGTAACCACGCTAGTAGTGATAGAAACATTACTAACATAGTTTGTTGTAAATCCAGTTGCGGTAGGAGCCCAGTTATACTCCTCATTGTTTTCACACAATTCGGATGGGTTACGACCAGCAAAGATGTACTCAGAGAAGTCTGCAAGATAATCTTTGTAGTAAATTCTTGTAGGTGCGTTAGCAGAACTTACAGCGTCCGCTGCCTTAGACAGTGACGGGTGAACTTCCAGGATATTTGCCTGGATACCAGTGATAGTACCGCTATCATCAACAACAGCAACGTGAATGCCATCGTTCTTTCCTTGTCTATCAAGGACATATGCGTTAGAAACTGGCTTCGATGCAATAGATTTCCAGAAGATTGTTCCGTTGTCTAGTGGAAGTTTCTGTTGATCATACCAGTCAACGGCTGTGGTAGCAGCAAGACCTGTTGCACTAACAAGAGCTCCAGCGTTATCTCTGAAGTAAAGTCTGTTAGTGTTACCAACACCAGCAAAACCAGCAGTATTTGCTTGGAAAGCGTTAGTGCTGCTCTTCTTCTGATAATAGATCTTAGTTTCTGTCTCACCAGTTCCAACCGTCTCTACACGAGAAACGATCTTAACATCAATACTATTACCACCCATCGTGCCAGCAGCACCAGCGGTATTAATACCAGTGATGATTCCTTTCAGATAACCATTGAACACTGAAGTCGCATTCGTGGTGAAACCAGATTGTGCAGGCAGTGTTACAGATTCTAGAGCAACGGTGACGCCATATCCGACATTAAGACCAAAACCTGCAGGACCGAATGTTCCCATTCCAGCCACACCCAAGGTCTGGTCTGCAAGGTCGTCAATCATGCAAACTTTAAGTGTGTTTGCCCATTGACCTGGGTTTTGAGCAGCAAAATACCAACCACTATCGGTTTGGTAATTTAACTTATAATCATCATAGTTCTTAAGGTAAAGCGAAGTATCGCTAGATACGCCTGCTGAACCTGCGTTTGCGTTGTTTAGTGTTCCCCCTCCAGTACGAACGACCTTGATAATACCACCGTATGTAAGATACGATGCTGCGGTCATCCAATATTCGTACTGTGCGTCCGTGGAAAGTGGTTTACCGAATTTCTTGATGAGTTCCTGTTCCGTCTCAACTTGAATCGGATCGTCGATGGGGCCTTGAGAAAAGGGTCCAGCGATTGCTCCGATATTGTCAAGTACGTTTTCGGCTCTACCTACGGTAAGGTCAACTTCCCTGGTTAATACGCCAGGAGACAAAAGCTGTACTGCCATTAGTTTCTCCTACTAATATCATTTGTCTTCAAATATTTATTATTCGGAACTATTTCAACTGAGGAAACAATGCATGAACAACTACCAATCAGGATATAGTTCTCCTTCTAATCTCTTCGTCTTTTCTCTTCTAGATCTAGATATCCTTTTCTTGGAACAGTCCTTACATTCATATGAATATGATGATGGTTGATACTTATTCTTTCGAGTTCTGTAGAAACCATCAATAAGATTTTTTGTTTTACCACACACCCTACACTTTCTATCGGTAAGATAGAGATGTTCTATCTGAAATTGTTCTTCAACATTCATTATTGATATTCCCACATGTGAGACATATCACCATATTCACCAACTGATGCATTAGACCAACGATCACCCTGAGCATCGACAAAGCTAGTATCTTCTAGACCATCAGACATGAATCCAAATGGTGCCATATCCTGTTCAATCTGATTCTTCTGCTCGTCATATAATCTCTTTCTAATATCTTGATCCGTCAGTTCTTTGAAGTAGTCTTTTAAAACTAACCAGGCATAGATCACAAGACACATTGCCAGGTCATCATTACACCCCTCTTCTGCTTCAAAGGAATTGTGTTTTTGGATGAACGTTGTCAACTCTGAGATGATATCATAGTCATTGAAGATTAACTTATCTTCTTCAATCAAAGTCTTTAGATTCAAGCATCCTTCTTTCTTTACGGTCTTGGACATCTTGACACCCAGTTGTGTCTTCTTGCCAGAAAATCCCTGACCAACAATTTGTCCTGCTCTACCTCTCATAGAGCACATTAAAATATTTTGATATTCGAGATCATACTGTAGGATTGATGCTACTTGATCTCCAATATCATTCACCTCACATAAAATATATGCGTTGTTATATCCTCTTACAGTATCGTAAATGATACTTGGGAATAGCATTGGTTTAATTTCATTATTTCTATATCTTGCTACAACTACATGTGGATATTGTGTGATGTCTATAACAATAAATGCAGAATAGTCGCACCCAACTCCTCTAGCTACGTCTACTGTACACACATAATCATGATCTGGTTTAGGATCTTCATAAACGTATAGTCCTGCATTCTGTTTGATTGGGTCAGTATAGACCATTGTCCTAATCTTACTAGGAGATATCAGTGTATCAACTGATCCTAGGAATTCACATTCAAACTCAACCTTAAATTGTTGTTCTGAAGTGTTAGCAATAGTTTGCCTCTTCCACTCAGAATCTCTACCAGGAACTTCAGACCAGTGAACCTCGGTTGCAACATAATCATTTTTCTGTCTCTCTGCATCATGCCAATATCTGTAGAAATGGTTCATGCCGTGAGGCGTTGAAACCATAATTACTTTTGTGCTTTTACCAGAAGAAATAGTAGGATAAACAGATGCAAAGAATTGGTCTGCAATATGGTTTGGAATAAACGCAAATTCGTCGAGGAAGATGACATTATATGAACCGCCTCGGACAGCAGATGCAGATGTAGAAGCTGCCAGTATCTTACTGCCATTCTCCAACTCCATGGAACCTTTATTGTAAACCACAATACCTTGCTGCATCCATTGTGGTAACTTTTCATATGCAAATTGCAATCTTCCAAGAAGATCTCTAGCAGTTGATGCTTTGTTTGCTAGAATTGCAATGTTTACATTGGCATTAAAGATGGCATAATGTAGTAGATATGATACACACGTTGTAGACTTTCCAGTCTGACGTGGCATCTTGCAAATATTGAAACGGTGTTCGTGGAAGTTCCTCACCAATTTTTCCTGAAAAGGATACATCGAAAAAGGAACCTCACCCTCATCTAGTGAGACGATCTTAATATAATTCTTTGCAAAATATACTGGATCGGATTTACATTTCAAAAACTCTTGAATTTGATCACCAGTAAATTCAACCTGAACGTTTGCACGTTTTAGATTGGGATTACCGAGATATACTGCATCAGACATTAGTCTTCCTTAAAGAAATTTGCAACTGCACTTAGCGCAGAATGGAAAGCAACATATAGAAAAAATTGGTCGGAAGATTCCTTCCTCATTTTTTTCTTATAAGTCATGGGAGTGCGAGCCATAATAATCTCCAAAATTTCAACTATTTAACAATTCTCATAGAATTCTCATAGAATTCTTAGAAAGGAGCGATTCCCCCCGTCATTCCACCAGCAGGACTAGCAGGAGCAGGAATGATACCACCAGTGGCACCAGGCATTTCTGGAATCTCTGGCATAAGTCCATCTAGCATACCAGGAAGAGCACCTGCAACTGCTTCTGTTGCTGCCTTAGTTGCTGCTTCTTTTGCTTGTTCGATAAGTGAATCTTTATTCACATAGACATAGGTTCCAGCACCTACGATAGTTGCAGTTCCTAGAAAGGATAGAACTGCCAGGACATTAATTAGTTTTTGCATCTTAACCTTTACCTTTTTTTATAGGCCATGTTATATGTAGTCCATAACAAAGTAGAGTTATAAATCCAAATACAAAAATTCCACTTAACATGGTCCAGAATCGCGACTAGGTATTAGTTGGTATGCCATTTTATCTCTCAACTTATTGACACGATCTTCATTGTATTGTTTGAAGTTTCCACGTTTCTCTACTTTTTTATAGTAGTGTAATGCATTGAGGATGATCGCATAATCATCCATATCTAATTCAAAATTCATTCTACTAGTGTTCCATGTGCTCTACGAATTTCACGAAGTGCTTCAAGGTTCATGTCCTTTGTGCCACCATCATATGCGTGAGCATATCCTTCAGTAATCATTTGTTCGTTGAGGGACACTGACTCGTCCCCAATGTATAACCAACCAAGAAGACGCCCATATTTCCCAGTGCCACCAACAAGTTCAGTCCTAACAGACAACTCATCATCACCAGCCAAAGTGCCTTCGAGTTTCTCTTTGAGCCAGTTGGTTGCGTCGATTCCAAGTGCCTTCTCCTCTAAGTTTCTGGTCCTCTTCTCTGGCGTATCAACGCCTGCAACTCTAACTCTTTCTTTCTTGTATAAATCAAACCCGAGGTCAATAGTGACATCGATAGTATCGCCATCAAGAACACGATTGATCTCCGTTACTCGGAAGTTGTAGCAGCTCTTCCTGCTTGGTGGTGTCAGTCCTGCCATCTTCTAATTCTGCGAATGCCATTCTTAGTATGTATATGACTACAAACAAAGCACCTGCAACTGCAAGTATCACACATATAATCACTGACCATACAGGATCATCTAGATTTGTACTGGGACGTAATATAAGATTCATAATTTATTAAATCGATAGTCTAAAATTATTCTGTATAAAGAATCTCTTAGATGCCAAAGATGCTCTTGCTCCTCGTATGGACGTGCTGGTGCTCCAGGCCAAAATTTTATAGTCTCTTGAACTGAATGATGCAATAGTCTAATGTCTTCTATTCTCAGACTAATCTCATAATCTGGAAGATTTGGGTCGTTCATGGGTTGTTTGGATTTAAACCTAATCTGATTAGATACTCTTGCCACCAATCTTGATCTTTCACATATCTCCAATTGGGAACTTCTTGCCCACGCTCTATAACATAATATTCATAAAGAGCATCATCTATAGTCTGTGCGATCTGTAAATTCTTCTTCCTCCTCGTCAACATCTTCATACGGATTGTCCACGTATGGTCCTCGTTTTCGTAGAGGTTCTTTTCCGACATAAGAGTTTTCTGTATTAACTGCAGATACCCACACCACAAGTTTCATTACTATGAAAATAATAACCAGTGGTGTAAAGCAACCGATTAAAATTACAGGATTCATTCCTATTTCCCCTCAAACGGTTCCCAGTGCTCCCAACCATATTTATGAACTGCCCACATACCAAGAATGGGGACGAAGACTAGGCACCATGCCAAGACTCCAACTCCCCAAGGGTTGTTTAATACTGTTCCGCAAAATCTAGCAAATTGTAACATCATTCTTGAAAAACCGATAGGATGAATAGAAATAATCCAAGGAAGCAAACCAATCCTATTAAAACAAATGGAATATAATCAGGTAGGGTATGCATGACTCAACCCCCAGACAACAAAAATCGCAATTGAAGATAATATAATTGTTGCTGAAAGACTAGTTTCTGGTTTCATTTTTATAGATTTGGCCAGGGATCCGAATTGTGGAGACATGACCTAGGATGTGTCCACTCTCTATTTAATTCTTGTAGTTCCATTTTTAACTTTAAATTTTCGAGTTTCAACATAATGTTTTCTTTCTCTAACTTTTTAAGTTTCTTCCTGAAATTCATTTCTTGTTTTCCATAGTTCTAAAAAGTACCTATCAACCAGGTACAAATCACCAACTGGTGGTTGATCTTCAATCTGAGACCACTCTCTACATACATCTCTCATTTCTAAAGAGATGTGATCTGGACGAAACATTCTACCAAAAGAAGACATGGCAAACGCAAATCGCATTCTAATGCGCTGTTCCATTTCCTCTGTAGGCGTCGGTTTCATAATAGTTATTTTCACCTCTTCTGTGCCCGAAATATGCGGTGGCACATATAAAGGGTAGTGATCCGTAAAGTAGGACATGTGCTAAAGTCATACGCCTGGTTTAGGTTGTGGAAATATATTAGCAGGTCCCGTAGGTTCTGCAAGTTTTATTTCGATAACGCGACAAAGACGATTAACTTGCTTCTTGTCACATCCACATGGAGCATTTTGTAAGCACCTGAGCATTAGTAAGTCATCACTAATAGGAGGTTTGATTGTAAACCCCCATTTGTCAACCTTACCTTCTGTAGGTGCTTCGACGTAATCAAATTCACTTGTCATTAGATAACATTACCTGGAGATAAGGATTGGAAAATTTTAGAACAAGCATTGATAGCATGACTTGCTCCGTATGTATTAGAGAAAATATATGAGATTCCCAACTTAGAGCAATACTTTTCAAGCTCCTGACATTTTGATATGTCCCTATTGCTATGATCAATAATGATATCACCCTCCTCAAGTAAGGGTAGCAACTCATCAAGTATGTCTTCTACTTTTACTTCTGGGAGTGTAATCTGAAAAATACCAGGAATTCTACCAGCACTAGTGTATTGCTTACTATCAGATTTAACTGCTTGAACAAGATACTCCAGTGAAGTTACACACCCACTAAGATGTCCTGCTTCATATTGTCCACAGGCATTCTCGTAGTTGGTACTACTGTAACCCCAAACTTCAATTCCTTTTTCAATCATACGGCGGGACATACCTTCACCAGTACGACCTAGACCAATCATTCCAACTTTCATTTTAATCTCTCTATAATTCTGAGCATTCCATCAGCATAACCGATCAATGCTATTGATCCCAATATGATGCTAATCAATGTTGCTCTGCGATTGTGTTTGTCCATCGCATCATCAATCATTTTTTGAACATCTTTTCTTACTAACCTCTCAGGAGGTTCAATGTCTTTCCCCCATTTTTCAAACATGTTATTATGACCCCATCATATCATTAAGGTCAGTCATAGTCTTCTTTTTAGATTCAAATACACCATCAATATATCCTGATCTATACTCCCATGTTTGTCCACCATCAAGTCCTTTCGATGGATTGATACATTGATCATCGCCTAGTTTATTGCAAACAAGACCAGCAAGATCTAATTCACTTCTGTCATATGATGCAGCTGTGCCACTAAAGACATGCTTGCCGTTAATCCAAATAGCACCACATTTAGGACATTCTTTTCTCTCAAGTTTGAGATCAGACAGTTCCTTATCGTTGGTCATTTTTCAATTCCTTTATGAGTTTGTTGTAATCTGGTAAATCCTTGATGAGTTGTTGTTCTAATTTACGACGCATCAAATACATCCTAAATCGAATCCAGGCATAACGCAACTGTAGATCGACGTAGGCGAACAGTCTCCATGTATCTTCTATTCCCGCGTAAGATACGAGTAGAATAAAACAAACTAATAGTAGATAAAATCCTAGCATAAGTATCAACATGATACTGTCTAGGATTATTTAGATGCCTCTAGCACCATTATTTTTAAATTGTCAGCAATTCCAAGCTCTAAGAGACTTATTGATTCTGCTATCGGGATCTCTAGCAGTCTTGGCAGAAGTTAGTTTTGCCTTCATACCTTTCATTCTTGCACAGAATGATGCTCTTCTCTTATTACCTTTCTTCTTAGAAGGTGCTTTCAGATCAGAACCAGGGTTATCTCTTTCATAAGACTTGCGTCCTTTTTCATTGAGACCACCTTCTTTATTCTTACCTGCACTACGAGTCCAAGCAGCTGCTTCCTGTTGCTGAACCTGGGAATTATCACCCGTCTTCATAGAAGTGGAGAGACGCTTCTTTGCTTGCTGAGTCTTCTTCAGATTCAACATAATCTGTTGTTTTTGAAGTTGAATATCTTTAGGTTCCATACTCTCACCAACATTCATCATAAATGTTGGTTTTGTGGGATCCTTCATGGAAGGATAATACGTTTGCAGAAGTCCTCCAGGATAAACTTTCTGAACTGCATCTTGAACTTCACTTCTTTTTGGAAGCTTCATTTGTGGGAAGAATACTTGCATCATAAGTGGCTTCCCACGGAAGTTCAAATATACTACTATGGTTTGTCCATTCTGTGTGGGAATCCGAGTAGCAGCCTCATTGATAGATGAATTGTCCTGGTGTTCCAGATCCTGTCCATGATCGTTCTCCTTGACACAACGATTGTAGGTCTTACCGAAGAGTTTCTGCGTGCCTGCTTTCTTGTACCCTTTCCAACATTTTTTACCTGCTTCGTCAAGTTCAATCACACCAATACTTTCCATAGCACGAATCTGTGCTGGACTGAAACCCTCTTTCTTAGTACTGTTGCCCCAATTCTTTGCACCCTTCTTACGGCACTTTACAAGGGCACCTGAGGCGTATGCAGAAGGCCATACAGAATAGCGAGACTTGACCTTATGGTAGCAAGCATCCTTCTCTCCCTTACCTTCCAATTGCACTTCTTCTTTCTTTATACCAGCAACACGATCAATTGCGTTACCAAGTGCTCTGCCAATCTTGTCGCGCTTACGCTCTTTGGGTTTGATATTAGCACCCATCTTATTCAATCTACTAGCAGCAGTGCCAGACTTTTGCTTTGATGCCTTCTGACGTTTGGAGTAGTCCATGTAGGACTCACCTGGTTTCAGTTTCTTAGGATCTGTCTTAGGTTTTGCTGCATCAGCACGATCTTCACGAGCACGAGCATTAGCACCAGGTCCACCCAGTTTCTTATCCTTCTCAGGATCGGGATGCCAGGTATCAGCACGTTCGATAACAGTTTCTTCAGTCTTCACGTTGATTGCCTTCCCTGAACGATTTGGATTTGGGTCTTTTGTATTCTTACGACGGAATGCTGACTCCTCCTCATCTTTGGAGAGAGCACGTTTCATTTTACTGGAACCACACTTAGGTTTGGTAGTTTGTCCTGGTTGCTTGGCACATGGCTTACCAGAATACTTTCCACCCAGTTGAACCCAACCAGGCTTGCCGTCAGATGACTTGCTTTTACCAAACCAGTCGCGTAGTGATGAGTCTCCAGACTTAGATGCCATATCTAAAGTGTTATTCGTTTAGTTATTTATCTTTTTTCTCTTCGTTAACTGTGGGTTCTTCTTTCTTTTTAGACGCAACGACACCGAACGTCGCGAGCGTTCCAGTAAAAACGCTGGCGATAAAAGTTGGATCAATGTTTTTCTGGGGAATTCCAGGAACAGTTACATAATTAAGGGTGAGAATTGCTGCTGACCATCCAAGAATAATAACTCGGACGAGAGTTGATACACCCTCATCCGCCCACTCAAATTTGTTTGAGTTTGGTTTTTCAGGTTTCGCTACCTTTACCACCTTTTCTTCCATTGTCCATCTCCTTGAGCATTTTTTGTAAGTCTGCTGTTGATCCGACAAATAGTGCATTAGTAACGTTAGTTGGACCAGTTACCTTGTTATCATCATCTAAGTCTTTCACTTTCTTTTGTAAATCCATCAGTTTGTCTGTAGCATCAGACACATTTTTAATTAACTGACCAGCAACTTCATATGCTCTAGGCATCTCACTCTCACCTGCTAGTTCAAGAATACCATTGATAGCTTCTTGACCTTTTTCTATAATTGAATATAGATTGCCTCTAGTGTAATCATAATCTTTTTTAATGTGGTCAACATTATTTAAGTGCTTTTCGATTTTCACATCGACGTTCACTTTAGGTTCTGCTGGCATGATGTCAGCAGTAACGTCAAATGCATCACTCAAAGAATCAAAATCTGCCATCAGATGTCACCTTCCTGAGTAGAATCTTTGAAATCCTGGAAGTATGATATTGACTCATTGAATCCGAAGTCATCTCCAATTTCAATAAGAGCATCGTCAGCAGTAGTAAGAACATTGACCGTTGCTCCATTGACATGTTCAGCAGCGATAGTTCCTTCATATCCTCTCTTAACGACTAATTGATTGTTATCGATCTTCTCGATATACATCATCTCACTATCAACTACAAATCTACCATAGGCAGACAAGGAGGATGCATCGTTGACTGTGATATATCTTTCTTCCGCAGAAAGATCTTCTGCGATAGATGTAGTGGCATCATTATCATAATCTTGAGTAGCTCTTGGTGTAACAGTATATCTGACTTCTCTTGGACCTCTTGGTGCAATTGTGGTGACATCCACTGTTGCAGATTTGATAAGACCTGTGTCGCGACCAACAGGACCGAACAGATATGTCTTAGCAGAAAATCTAACAGTATAGATCAATGCTCTTCTTGTGGTAAAATCTCCCTCGTATTGATCGTCCATGGAAATGTTTTCCAAAATAATTGGAACATCTCTCTTTTCTCCAATCTCATCAACTAGATTAATTGTAATATTATATTGTGGTTGAAAGAATGGTAAGATTTGTTCAATAATCTCAAGAGCATCTTCATTCGTCTTCGACATAATGCTCAGTTCAAAATTCATACTATATGGAACAGGCATGAATGTCTTACGTGCCTTAGTTTTTTCCGATAACTTTTGGCTGATAAATGTTTGAGTTGATGTGGTTTTTCTTGCTGGGTCATATGTCATTCCATTCATCTCAAAAGACATTCTCGGAAGAGATAGAGATGTCGGAGCATTAATATTGGGATTTTGATCTAACCTTGCTAAGAACTTTTGTGTAGGTCCATATGCCAAAGGCACCTTCAGGATACTGATTACATCTCCCGAGGAATTGGTCTTCCTAATTGTAATATTGTTAAAGAGAGTTCCGAAACCGATTACGGTTTTTCTAAAGATCTCGTGATAAAAATATTCAAACATGGATCTAAATTGCCTTGTGTACTATTTAACTGTTTTAAACTTCACCAAATGGGTTTCTTTCTGTGAAGTCCAAGAGGTTATCTGCTTCAGTTTGTATGTTATCGTTATCAGCAAATGCTAGAGTAAGATCGTCAGAGTTTTGATCTCTCATCGAATATACAGAACCAGACTCATTTCCAGTGATAGATTCGCCAACAATAAATGAACCATTGACAATAGAAACTGAAAGTTCTTTTGTGGATGCATTCCAAGTTTTAACTCTTCCAGTTGTTCCAGAAGTTCCACCAGTGACAATTTCATTGAAGATATAACTTCCAGAACCAACCAGTGGCGGCGCAGAGATTGTAATTATTGGAGATGTTGTGTATCCAATACCAGCATTAGAAAGTCTGATTCCACTAATAGTTCCAGCAGCACTGACGATTGCAGTTCCGATTGCAGTACTTCCAGAAAGAGGTGCAGAGAAGGTAATAGTCGGTGGACTATCTGCAGAGTATGCAGCACCACCACTGGAGACAGTAATAATTCCAACACCACCAGTAGTGGCAAGTCCCACAGTAACAGCGACTCCAGTTCCACCACCGCTTTGGAATACAACAGATGGAGGAACAGTATATCCAGCTCCAGGATTAGTTAACTCAACTCTATCAATTGACATTGAAGTAGAGAGTCCAGACCGATACGTTGTAATTCCAATCGCACTTGCTGTGATACCAGTAGATGTGCTGATAGCAATGGTTGGTGTGCTTGTAAATCCATATCCACTATCAAGAATGGTGATGTTTCTGATACCACCATTGGTGAAAGTTGCACTAGCGGTAGCAGTTGATCCAATACCAAATAGTGACAGAGTTTGAATATAACCAGTCTCTACCAAATTATTATCAATCTCTTCAATATTAGTATCCAAGACCTCATCTTGTGGTCTGAACAGTTCACACTTCAGAGTGTATACATATGTCTTTTGAAGTTGGTAGAAAGGATTTTCATGCTCTACAAACTTAATCTCAAACAATCTATCTCCGAGTGGGAAATAAATTAGATCACCTTCTTTTGGTCTTGACGACAATCTAATATTACTCTGGTTCCTAATAAGTGGAGAGATATACTCTTCAAACCGTTCTCTTGAAACTGTCAGAGTTAAATCATCTGAATTCTCAATACCAAATTTAGAAAGCAGAGTTCCTTGACCCTCATATCCATCGTAGTTTTCTACATATGCTTCAATGGGATAAGCATCAGTAAACTGAGATTCAATAACCTCTCTAATTACGGTATTGGTTGTAATATATTTTCTGGGAATATAATGCACCTCAACACCATACATCCGCAGTTGTTCATTGACCAACTGCTGAATGAGACTTTGTTCGCCTCTTGTTCCTTGCTTGAAAAAAGGATTTAAAGCCATTACCCGATCATGTCAAGTGGTGGAAGTTCGTAAGTATTAGACATCTTTTCCATCAAAGTGTCTAATTCTTTTTGTGCGTCATCATAGATCTGTCTTCCATTCAGTTCAATGCCTCCTGGTAGTTTTACTCCATTGAACTTAATTAAATTCTGACCCCACTGTTTTTTGATCAGAATAGTTAGATATTGCTTTAAGAATGAATCATTATAAACTCTTGTGAAAGTATTTGGATCTAACAATCTCCAACAATCAATAATCATGTAATCTCCAGCACTAACTTCACTCCAATCCATATCAATGTAAAGTCTGTCTTGTCTTTGATTAAATCTGAAATGCTTCAACGGATTAAGTAAAAAGTCAATATCAGATAACTTTTGCTGAACCATCGAGAAGTTCAACAAATCAAGAGAGTCAAAGAAGTAAATATCATTTAGAAATAATTGATACTTTACACTAAACATCGATCCTGAAATGGTGGATGAAGCTTGTAATCTGAATACTTTGTTTACTCCTAAAACAGAAGATGGGACTGGAATATAATTACTGTTCTCTTCAAAAACAAAAGATGTACTTTCACCAACAGTTTGAGTTACGGTCTCTGTTGTTACACCCACTGGCGATGTAGATCTTGCCCTTCCTCGATTAATATCATCCTGAGTAAATTGATACTTCATATATGTCTGAATCACACCATCAAAATGTCTCTCATGAAAATATTGAACTGCATCATCAACTAGGTCAGAAATCTGTTCGTCAGCGACGTTGATTTCCAACACTGGAGCGCCTAATCTCCTTAGACAATAGTCAATTAGTTGTTGTCTAGAAGCGGGTTGAGACATTTTTTTTATAGTTCTCCTGTCTTATTTATGGTGCAGATGAAATGCCCTGACGGACATCAATAGATCCCTCAACAATTCTATGAACCGTACTGCCAAGACTCACTAGTAAATCATAATAATATCTGCCATCGCTTAAAGTTCTTGTATCTGTAGAAGACATAGAAACTTTAACCTTTCCATCATATGCACTTGTGAATCCTACAGTAAATGTTGCGGTAGCAGCTGCCCCAACATGTTTAGCAACCTGTGATGATCCATCATAACCTGTAAGGTCGAAAGCAGAACCAGCTGGAGTATTTACGGTAAAAACGTTTTCAAAACTCGCACCAGTATTGATCACCAGGTTTGCATTTGGAACTGCATCGGATGCAGTGTCAAAAGTAATTGTTCTACTAGACATCTTTCTTTAGTCCTTGTACTAGATCTTTAAGTAGGGATTTGATCTCACTAACATCATCTTTAAGACCGTCAACTTCGCTCTTCATTTTCTGCTGTTCTTTCTTTTGCTCCCTAACTCTATCACCTCTTGCTATGGAAGATTTTTCCATAGCATCTCTCCATTCTCTATACTCTTGAATCGTATCTTCGTCAAAGTTGCATAAGAGACCCGTTCTTGGGTCTCTTCCCCAATTTTCTAGATTTTCAATGGGTTCGTATTCAAATGTGTCATTATGCATATGTTACACCAGAGCAATGATCTTCAAACCAGTGAGTCTTGGGGGATCTGCCTGATTTCTAGAAGCACACATAACCTTAATCTTAAACTGAGTGAATGGTGCTTGGTTGTCAATACTAAACTTCATCGCTTGGAATTCATCTTTTTCAGATCTAGGAACACGCTTGTCGGGCCGACCATCATTCCTCGCTTCGTCAATAATATTGCCCTTAGAATCAATATTCTTGTAACCAGGGAACAGAGTATAAAGACCGTTGTCTTCATCACCAGGACTGATAATGTTATATGCCATTCTGATGTCTGCTCTTGATGGGAAGTATGCATCAAGTCTTACTTGAAGTGCAGTAGCAGAAGTTGGAAGATCAAGAACTTTGCTCACATAGATGAACTCATGATCATCGCGACCTTTTCCTTTGAAGACACGCTTATTACCAGCGTATCTACCGTTATAAGGTTTGTTGATGATGTTGTCAGTTATGACAACAGATGCTCTGTCAAGATCAATGACTGGAGACAGTTTGTCATCAGCACTTTCTAAAGTCACATCCATTGTGAATGATCTCTTTCCTGGGAATTCGGTTGAGTCAAGTTTACGAACCTCATTTAGTCTAGAAGGAATCATTCTCAGAGTATCTAACTCGTTGATAGATCCCCATTCAACTGGTTGATATCCAGCATCTTGGAATGAATTTTCATTGCCATCGATACTAGTTGCGGTAACAGATCTCATTCTTCCACTAATCTTAGTATTTGGGAATACAAGGTTATGGAAATTCGGAGTAATGGCAGAGTATGTCCAGTTCTGAGTCAGAACTCCATCTTCGCCGCCACATCTCTTACCTTTTCTAAAAGTAAGTCTTGGTAGACTAGCATTTCCACTTCTATCAACACCCTTCTTAGTAAGATCAATATCAATATCAAACCAGTTGTGATCTGATCTCATTTTAGTATTCTCACGCTGACTTCTTGAATATTGATTCGGAATGAAATCATGCAGAGTGTTAATTCTTCTCAGAGAGATGCCGTCAAGCTCATACCTGTTGATTTCTTCACCTGCTTCATGATAGTCTCTTCTAGTATAGTCCTTACCACGAGCAGTAATACCAACTAGTTTTTGACCATCAACACCAGTGTATTCAATAACTTCATCACCAATGATTGCATAACCTGGATTGGTTGTGCTAACTCCAACTCTCTCAAATGTATTGAAGATGCCCATATTACCTTGTACGGTAATATCTTCAGTACCAATCGAGTCAACATCAAATTTGATCTTTCTTGGTCTACTATCAGGATCAAGTCCGCGTAGTCTCACTTGATTGTCTCTATCATACATGCCATGATTTCTGGCACGTATCCTGATAGTTTCTCCACCCCAGTATCTGTAATTGTTGAATGTGGAAACAGCAATTCCAGTAGCAAGAGCACTGGTGATACCAGTGGGAGTTCTGAATGAAAGAGAGGAAGCAGAACCAGTTGCACCCGTTTCTGGGATGCCATAGACATCTCCAACTCTAAGAACAATACCAGAACCAATTCCAGTTACTCTACCTAAGAAGTCTCTACCAATCTGTCCATCACCAAGACCGCCGATAGAAGAAATACCAACTAGTTCATTTCTCTGCCAGTCTCTACCACCAGAAGTAATATCAATATTGGTAATAGAACCATCATTAACAGTCACATCACCGACAAGTTGTTCTCCTTGCCTATGTCTAATTCCCCATGCGTTAAGAGTCGTGAATGCAACACCAACAAAAGTAGCAACACCTGATGTTGGGGTGAAACCAACACCTGCCTTGACAATGGTGACGGCAGCATCGCTTTCGATTACACCAGACTCAACTCTATGGATAACCGCTCTGAAGTTTGGATTTGCAGGTTGTTTAATAACAACCCCCCTCTTCAAGAAACCAGTTTCAATTCCAGATAGAGGTTGTGATAGAGCAATCTTACCTGCTGCATGAAGAGTTCTGAGAGGATTCTTATCGAGAGAAACAATTCCTCTATTACCTCTGTTCAATGGAGTGTTATAGAACGTAGCAGTTCTAGGATTACTAGTATCAAACTGAGCTCTGTATAGAGTCCACTTCAGATCTTCAAGTCTGCTTGGTGTCCAGAATCCAGCTGCCTGTGATCTGAAGAGTTGACCTGTCAGTGGTTGTTGTGAAACCTTACGACGGTTTACACGACGGATCGCTCTGAGATAAACTCTTCTTCTACGTCCAGTACCTCTCTTCTCAAGTCTCAGTCTAAGACCTCTTCTGGTCTCAACAAGACGCCCACGGACACGGAACTCAGAACCTCTTGCAAGGTCTCTTCTACCAGCATCTTCAACAACTCTTGCTGTGACACCGCCAGGTCCGCGACGATTGCGAACTCTTCTGAGTCTATCTTGGAATTCTCCAGATTCCTGAACAGCAGCAGCACGAGAAGCACTAAGTCTTCTTCTTTCGCGCTTATTCAGTCTAGTGTAATCAACATAACCAGCAGTTCTTACGAATATAGACCTGCCTCTACGATCTCTGAGAACTTCATCATCTCTAATGGTAACGTCGATCTCACCCATTCTGGAGATCCAAACTCTATATCTTCTGGAGTCAGTATCGAGAACAAGAGCGTACTCTTTACCACCTTCCAGATATACTGGTTCTTCAAAGTCAACTTCAGTTTTATTTCTAGCATAACGAGATCTACGAATGTCATCTGGTGCAATCTCAACCCTTGTTCCAGGAACAATGGTATCAGTTGGAATGCCATTCTCACAAGTGCGAAGTTCAGCAGTAACACTGAACCTCTTGTCCTTTCTCTGGAAGTAGAGATCGAACTTTGTTACAAAGATTCCTGGTTGCTCATCAATAGTAAATGTTTGTGCCAAAGGATCTCTGAGATAACCTCTCTTGATAAGTCTTCTACTGATAGCAAGTCTTCTTCTTTCCGCTCTAATAGCAGAACGATAAAGAACTTGACCCGCTCTTCTTGCAATTCTTCGGGCAAGAATTCTATTTCTAATTTTTGCCTTTTGTCCTCTGCCACCGACTCCAAATGTGTATGGGTTAGCAGCATTACCAGTCAGGAGGTTAATCTGTCTTCTAAGTTGCCTTCTAGCAATCTTGTATTGAGCTCTATGTCTACCAACGAAGATTCCATTATACCATCTTGCACGGTGTCTAATGAAAGGATACAGACTAGTTCCTACTGGAGTAACCTTGTTCACTGCACCATCACACAGAACAGTATGTACTGCCTCTGTTCTTGGTCTCCTTCTCCACCTATTTCTTCTATTAGAAGAAAGTCTAAACTCAACTAGACCAGACTTGAACTTTCTGGGTTTCCATCTGGGGTTGGGAATAAAGACACTACAATCAATTACGCCGCCTCTTCTGACCTTGAGTCTTCTATGAACAACTTTGGCGATAGCACCAGAAGATTGTCCACGAAGAACCATTCCAGCAGAAATATATCCATAGTATCTTGGATTTCTACTGCTTGCCAGAGTTCCAAGATCCACGTTCAGGAAACGAGAAGAAGAAGTATATCTCTTAGGAATAATTCTATTTCTTCCATAACCAGTTCTTCTGTAAGTAAGACCCAGTTTATACTTAGTTCCTCTGAAATTGGGATTGCGTCTCCATCTACGTGTTTGACCTGATCTGATGTTGCCATATCTATGTCTAGGATGTGCCACTCTGAACACAATCTTTGCATTTCTTCTAGGCCAACCCCACCGTCTTCTACGACGTGGCATGTAACCAACGACTCTTTCGCCAACTCTGAATACACCTCTTCTCATTCTGATTCTGAGGAGTTTCGGTGTTGTGAAACCAGTCATCTGTTTATCATTGAGATAGCACCAGACTCTTGCTCTAGGTCTCATACGAGATCCTCTCAAGCGGAAGTTTCTGCTTTGGATATATCTCGTACCTGATCCCGACGCCAAGTACTTATCCTCAATATTACTGAGGTTTCTTGCGACAGCACCTCGTAATGCTTTTCTTGCACGGAATGATGCGATTCCAGTTCTGATGATAGCTCTTTTACGTGCTCTACGAATTTGTTTTTTAGTAATTCTTCCAAGCCCACCTCTTCTTTCGTTCCACCACTTTGGAACTCTCTTTCTATAACCCTTTCTACCACCAATTGCTCTGATTCTTCTACCAAATCTCAAACGGCGACCAATCAGTTCAGTCAACCAAGATCCCCAAATAATTTCATTATAACCATACTGAGCACCAATTCCAATGGAGAGTCTCATTGCTCTGAAGTCACCATAGAGATCAGCATTTCTAACCTTAAATCTCTTTGTAGTAACCCAATTGTCGGTTCTAGGCCATACTCTCAATCTACCAAACCAGTATGTAATCCTGAATGGATTAATTCTGACAGTTCTAGTAGCGAAAGGATTGCTCATATACTCAACTTCTTGATAGTCGAGTGTAAGAACATCGCCAGTTCTTCTCAGACCCTCTGGAACATCTCCATCATCACTATCATCAAAGTCAACAACCTTGATATCATTCTTATCTGCTTCATCATCACTATCATCCTCATCCAAGATAATGCCATCTTGTGACAACTGAAGGGGAAGAATTCTGGTGAAATGTTTTGGTCTCAATTCTCCTTCTTCTTTATCAATAGATGCTTTGAATTCTGGATCTTCCTGATCAGCAGTCGTGAAGTCTTGGAAAGAGTCTACAATGACACCAGCTTTTGGTCTTTCCACTTTAGGCACATCGACACCACCACCGCCGCCAGCTGGATCATCTGCGTCTGCATTAATTAGTGCAGTGATTTTAATATTCATTGCATCCTGCTCTTCCATGAGCAGTTTGTAATAATACTCAAGATTTTTAATTCTCTTCTCAAGTTCAGCGATATCCTTCATCGTATAACGCTTATGCTCAGAAAGAGTGATCTTAGCGTCATCTACATCAAATAGATATGCTGGAAGACCAATGGCAGCAATTTCCATTGATCCGTCATCAAGACCCTCTGGCAATTCTGGATCTTCAGCAGACTGACCCTTAACAACTTGGAAGTCACCATCTGGGGTAAGATACAATCTATCAATTCTAGACAGATAATAATCGTATGTAACTTGAATCTGCTCATCAGAAACAAGAATATTTGGAGCAGAAAGACCAGCAACAGCAAAGTTTCTGCTCTTCTGATCTAGAGGAGATAGAGTACTATTGAGATCATATGCACCAACTCTAGGACGATAATCAATAATATCACATTGTCTTACATCCTGAGTAAATCCAATTTCTTCTTTATAGAATTCTTCTGCATAACTGGAAGCAGTAATTAACTCTCCAGAATCGCCTTCTTGAATATCAAAAGTGGAGAAAATAATTGTGAGACGATTATCTGGAATGGACATTCCTCTCTGAGCCTGACCACCAGTTGCCTCAGCATCATCCGATCTAGATTCAATTCTCTCAAGAACTCCATAATTCATATAATCTCTTCTACGACCTTGATCAACTGAGTATTGATCTTTGATGTCTTTAACACCTTTAGTGAAGTCTTTGACTGCACCACGTACATCAGACTTGCTTCCTCTGATTTGCTCTCCATCACGGAGTTCTCCATCAGAGAGCATAATCACTCTAATCTCAGTTGAACTATCAATTCTAACAACAAGAGCAACTTCTTCACTAGTTTCGCCAAATAATTCTTCTCCAACGATTAGATCGCTTGTATCACTATTAGGTCCATTTAGACTATCGAATTCTAGTTTGGGTAGATCAGGATCATCTGCGTCGTTTGATTCCAAAACAGCATATACATCAACAATATCTGGTTTCAAAAGGCAGATTCTATCATCCTGAATTCTAGTTCCATATGCATAGTTTGGATCATAAATCAAACCATCATTCAAAGTAGTGCTACCAATACCAGATGAAGGATTGCTAGATCTATTGATTGTGAGAATATTAACTGGGTTGAAAATCTTTTTCTTTGCCTTTACATTGAATTTTTTCTGAGTAGCATATGCGATAGCATTAGTATCCGTTGTCTTAGAAAGACCCACAAGAGTTGCATCCTTTCCATCAGTAGAAATAGCTACATTTCCTCGTGCCAGAGGTTGAATACTACCATCGGAATATGCAAGAACATATCTATCTTGCTGGAATGGTTCAAAGAAGAAATCATTTTCTGCCTGAGGTAAAGGCGCTGCATTCTCTGATACTGTTATCCCATTGAAGAATTTTCTGACAACGATATCAGAACCATTCAATTCAATATTAGTTGCTGGAGACTTATGTAGAATCTCATAGAGGGTATTCTCATCCTTTGGTTCATACTCTGCTCTTGGAGCAATGAGTTCAGTAATTGTGGTTTGTACCTGAGGCAAACCACCCTCAAAGATTTTTCTAACAGTGCTAATACCAGCAACTTCAATCTTAAAGACACCAGACTCAGATTTGGCAACTCCGACTACCTTGACAAGAGTTGGATCTGAGTTCCCCATAATTGGGAAAGCAAACATTTGACCTGGTGTTGCAATTCCAATTGGTTTGTTCGTAACAATTGTGGAAATACCACCAGACTCTGCAGAAATAGTATAAGATTCGCCAACGAATAGTTTGGCGGCACCAAGAACAAGATCAGCGTTGAAAGTATTAATTCCAACTGAAGAACCTTGGAATATAGACTTTGCTTTATTAATACTGAGGTTTTCAAATCCAGAAACCGTCAGAGCATTATCTTCTCCATCAATCTCAATTGTCTCTCCTGCTTTGAAAATACCTTCAGCGTGTCTGATCGTAACAGTAGTGATGCCAGTTGTAGTTACGCCGACAGGTCCAACAATAAATCCATTAGCACCACTCTGCTCACCCTCAATATGTGTTCCATCTTTAATTGCAAGATCTTCTAGAGTGCCCTGGAAAGTAATTTTGGCATAATTATCGATGTCATATAGACGCAGAGAATACTGAGTAGTCTGATCCTCATGAATTCCATCAAGGAGGTGGTAATCATATACACGCGCTTCACCGATAATGTTGCCAGAAGCAGTTGTGCTGATATTTCCAACAAAATCATCACGGAACTGTACTGTAATAGTAGTTCCAAATCCTACTACTGGTGCTCCATAAACATTATGAACTTTCAGTACAGGTCCAACATCAATAGTAACCTGCTCAGTTTCTACTGTAGAAGTATCTCTTGGCTTGTCAACGTCTATATTACTAGTGCTTAGTTTCTCAACTTCATATCCCTTCACATATGCTTTTCCTTGCCCGAGTTCATAGACCATAAGGTCATCGGTAGGAGTTGCTCCCTCATCAGTTTCTTCTGTAGGATCAAATACACCATCATTGCCTTTGAAATCATTCAAAGACTCTTCTACATCAAAGTCAAATGCCTTAACGTAATAGTTCCCACTTTCATCATAGGTTCTACGAGCCATCTCGTCCCGAATGTGCTTATACATCGGGTTTTCGGCTTGGAATTCTTGGACCTCGCCTTCTTTGATTCTAATTAATTCGACGAAATTAGCATCGTCGAAGTCATCAATATCTTTTCTTCCTAAAGTTGCTTCAATTCTAAGTCTATCTGCACCAGGAGCAGCATAGTTGTTAAATCCCTGAGCATTATCAAGTAAAGAGTCATCATCATATGCAGTGATAATCTCTTCTTCAATGAAGAGACCAACCCTATGAGACCCATCATTTGAATATTGCTCAAGAATAATCGACTGTTCGTCAACATCAACGAAATGTCCTCTAACAAAATATACACCATCCTGGACTTCAACTGCTGAACCAGTTTCTACGGCATTGTTTGCAATCAATTTAGCAAACGCAGATCCGACTGGAATTACATTTCCAGCATATTCGATAGTATCTTCTACAAGAAGGAGATTTTCTCCATCTTTGAATGCCTGATTATTACCCTCGTCATCGTCACCATCATCCTCCATCTTAACATAAAGAGTCGTCACGCCCCTTTCAGACGACTCAGCAAAAAGAAAATCAACAACCTCAGCTTCAACAGTAGACGTAGCCCCCTTAATTTTAATCTCGTCTAACTGATCAAGATAAGTTTCGACATCTACCCCATTAAAATCAGACTCGATTTGAATGGCAGTATAACCGTTATTATAAGAAACGTTTCCAGGAATGACCTTAGATCCTTCCTTAAAGAAGTGATTACCGAACTGCTCAATCTGATTTTGCAGCATAGACTGCACATTATTCAGTTCTCGCGCTTGAACTGGATGTGCAGGCTTGAAAAGAACCCGATAAAACTTATCATCAGGATCAAAATCATCAAAATATGGATTGTAGTTGAGGTTTGTTCTTAGGGGCATTGCTTTAGAATTCTAAAATGACTTTGATGTCTTCTTTTTGGTTGACAGACCTAGTTACCTGGGGTCTGTTATCGATATAAATGATGTCGCCTGTGTACTTTCGTACTTCTGGATCAGATACTCCAAGTTCAAAAGTTTGTCCAAGATTGTAAGTACGATTATTTATTGTGGTTGTAATACCACTAAACGACGTGTCAATAGCAACTGTTGCCGTTCCACCATTAAGAGCGAAATCTCCATTAGTATCATCAATAAGAGAATTCTGGAATCTTAGAAGTTTGTTTCCAAACTCAACAGTTTCTCCAACAGTTTGTGCGACACCCAAAGTTCTATCTTGCCAATATTTGATAACACCAGTAGTGCTATCCCAAGAAATGACTCTACCAACAGCAGTAGAACCAATACCAATAGTTTGAGTAATTACAGAATCTGGTACAAAATTAATGTCAGCAACATTCTGTGCAGTTACTTTTAACGCTCCTACTGCAGTTGCTCTAGATGATGTAAGAATATCGATAGAATCATAAGCAAGAGGATCTTTTACAACACCAACTCTGGCAAATTGATTTCCAGTAATGAAATCTGGATTAGTATCATCATTATCCATCCTCGCATAAAGCATGACTCGATTTCCACCAAGCTCTCTGTAAATGTCAGCTCCATGATTTCCCTGGGGAGGGACAATTACATTGAAGTTTGCTGGAGAAATTGAATTTGTTAAACCAGCATCATCAAGATCTAGTGTTCCGAATGTATAATTACTTCCACCCTTCTCAATATCAACTGCCTCAATCTTTCCATCTGCATTCACTGTTACAGTCGCTGTAGCACCGTCTCCATCGCCTCTAAGAGGGACATTTGAGTATGATGTAGCAGTTCCATATCCAGCACCTCTATCAGTGATTGTAACTACCTTAATTTGTCCGCTAGAGGCAGCATTTTCTCTGATAGATTCTGTGGAATTATTAGAAAACCAGTTTGATGGAAGAGGAATATAACTAGAAGACTCAAATTTTACAATTTCTGATGGAGAAATAGTAAAAAGATATTTCCAAATATAACCATCACCACTACTTCCCGCAGAGCGTGGTTCAAGATCTGTGAATGTCGGCTCATCGAGAGATGGTCTTCCATCTGGATTTTCTGGTGATACGCCATTACTCAAACAGATATAAACTCTGTAATCAGAGTTCATGACATAAAAATCTGAATCATATAGGTTTGTGGCACCTGTAACAGGAGAAGGATTGTTTCTACTGTAGTCATGACGATACATTTCATATGTTGTACCACTAGACCAGGTTATTTTTCTAATGATTTGTCTGACATCACCACCCTCAATTTTTTTGAGAGCGATCATAGTATCCCAGATATCATTCTCTTCGTCGAAAGAATCTATCGGAGCTGGTGGTTCAGTGTCCCAATCGGAAAGAATTTCCGTTGGGTTTGGAAGACCAATGAATGCATAGTAATTATTTGTAGTGGTGCCGACGCCAGCTACAAAATTACCAGCATTCAAGATCCTTAATTGATCAGTGATGATTGCGGACATTATGCTAATGCGAAGAAGAGCAGTTCTTGTTGTTTTATTTAGGTTAGATAATTGGATGATTTAAGTGGTTCCACTCTCTGGATTCTTGGTCCAGTAGATAGACCCGTCACACCATTATCAAGATGTGCTATAAATGCCTGTTCCTCTGGTCTAGTGAAGTTTGTAATCGCTCCCCAAGAGAACTTACCAAACATGGCAGAGGAACCGAATCCAATAACACCATCGTAAGTATTTACACTAACGGTGATTCGTCTAAAGTATGTAGATCCAACACCAACGCCAGATCCAAACCCAACAGCATAACCAAACACATCGGTATAATCAATAACTTGATATACATTATCAAGACCAATGGTTCCTATGGCAACTCTTCCACCTTCTCTATCGTAAGAAGTATAACCAAATCCAGTAATATCTGTGCTAGAGGTTCCAGTAATTACAATGTATTGACCTGTGGTAATACCAGAGATTGTTGTAATGCCAGAAGGACCTGTTACATCAGATTGTCTAAGAACAGAACCATGAGAGATAAGAAGATCAAATGTGATGCCAGTCGTAGCAACTCCAACAGATGCTGAACCAATGCCAGATACGATACCAAAATCACCTTGATATTCCACAGAAGTAAACGTTTCTCTCTTCAAATTATCCTTTTCAATAAGAATTGGGGGAAGTTGTTGGAATGTATATCCAGTTCCAGGAGATGTCATTGTAACAGAAGTAACAACTCCATTGGTAATAGATGAAGTTGCTTGAGCACGAGTTGTAGTTCCTAGACCTGCAGCAGCTGCGATGCTGACAGAAGGTGCTGTCACATAACCAAATCCACCATCTGTAATATCAAGAGAAAGAACTGTACCAAATCCAGAGATAATAGCGGTAGCAGCTGCAGAGACCTTAGCGTCCTGCTCTACAATGAAAATATCTTGTTTTTCTCCAGCGAGATTTTCATTATAGTCATCAAAGATTGTATGCACACTATCAACATAAACGATAGTTGTATTTCCTATACCAACATTTTTCAGGAGATGTGCAGCTGGTTGAATTCTAGATTTGTATAGAGCTCTATCCTTAGTAACATAAGAACCATTTACAAACAAATCTTGTTGCTGCTTACACCATGTGATAGGTCTTTCAAATCTATTATCAGTAGAAATACCAACTCCGCTATATGGAGTGGTGTTGATAGTATCAACAGTTTGAATACCAGTAACAATTCTTTGATCTTGATCAAAGATTCTGACACGATCAATTGTTGGTCTATTGAGTAATTGAATAGAGTCCCCAACTTTTACAGTTTCCTCAATATCTCTGTTTACAACATCAACAGCACCAGTTCCCTTGTAGAAGAGAATTCTGCAAGTATCTCCAGGTATAGGAGCTTCAGTAAATCTGACTTGAGATCCACCGTTAAAGATATACGCTGCGTTTGGTTCTTGAAGAATATCATTAATAAAGATAATCAAGGTTTGTCTAACATCAATTAGAGAACCTCTCTTGGCAATAATTGAGAATGGAACATCATCCTTGGAGAGATTAAATACCTGAGTAGTTCCATTAAAGAGATCTTCAATATTGTCAAGTCCTTCTAACTGACCAAAGTGCCATCCAGTAAATGAATCGGATTCAACATTCTCAATAGTAACCTGGAACTCTCTAAAGTTGTTTCCAGCACTAGGATCTGTATTAACACCAGCAATAGATGAAGTATCAACAGTGAGAACTTCATCAACGTCATATCCATATCCATTATTAGTAATCTCAAATTCAATGATTGAAGAACCTTGTCCAACAACAATAGTTGCAGTAGCATTAGTACCAATATTTCTACCAGTGCTCTCAGAACTATAGATTAGTGGCAAGTTAGAATAACTTTGAGCATCATCAATAATTACAATTGGTGGGTTTGTAAATGTATATGCTGTTCCAGCATTATAAGTAGAATTAAATGTTACAGTAGAAATAGATCCACCAGCAAGTGTAGCAGTACCAATTGATAGAACCTCTGCTGTATCAAGATCAGTAGTTCTTACGCCAACATTCACAGTAACTTCAACAAAATCTGAGTTATAGAATGTTTGAATACCACTTCTATATCCAGATCCACTATTTCCAATAGAGATAGAATAGACTGTTCCAAATCCAGAAACAAGGGCTGTTCCTCCAGCACTAATCAGAGGTTGATATCCAAATCCTCTGGTGGACCCAACAGCAGCGATAACACCACCAACGGGAATTGCACTAACGTTTGGATCGTATCCAACAGACGCTCCGTATCCAGAGAATGTAATACTTGTAATTCCTGAACTCTCTTCCAAAGTATAATCATTCAAAATTCCTGGTTTTTGGAAAATTTGATTAACAACAATCGCTGCATTGTTTGTAGAGATTCCAGATACATTCTCGGTTTCAGAAGTGAGAGTAAATTGTCTAGTAACACCATCAAAACTACGAGTCAAACTATCGAAGATATAGTTGTCTTGATAAGTATGATCTCCAGATCCAGTGACGCCACTTCTAATGAATGATCTTCCAGTAAATGTAGATGATGTTTGAATTCCAGAGTAGTCAGTTTGATTGGGATCATCTGGAACTTCTTGAGGAGTCTGTCCAATCGGTGCTTCAACAAAGTTGAGCGTGTTTCCAACAATATTGAAGTCTCCAATCAGTTTTTCGATTGTCGATCCAGTTCCATGAACTTGGTTAGTAGTTCCCATCCAAGCACGGGTTACGAGGAAGATGTTTGTACTGCCAACACCAACAGAGTTAACTCTAACAATTTCATCATCAATTCTAATAAGATCAGCACCAAAGATTGATGTGATACCAGACAACTTCATTTGAGATTGTGTCAGGTTCATGTTCTCAATAAGAACATTAGTAACACCAGTTGCAACAATTGGTGATTGAATATTGTTATCTAAAGTTAGAAGCACTCTAGAGTTTTGATTTGAAGTTAAGAACGTATGAGATGTTCCAATACCAACACTAGTAAAGTTCAAATAGTTTGGAGTTGGTGCAAGAGCATCAGTAGCAGAACCAGCAACTCTGATTGAACGATCATCAACTTTAACAACAAATACTTCGGATGGTAATATGTCTGTCGAGACACCAGAAATAGTGGTTGTTACGATTCCAATGGAAGCAGTATTACCAACACCAGTCGGATCATATGTTAGTTTCTCTCCAGTCACATAGAAGTGATCTGGGATAACGATTGAATCATTATCTACATCTACAATAGTATTTTCTGCACCGTTGAAAGTTCTAACAAAAATTGGTCTTCCACCATTAAATAAACCAAATGATCTCTTAACGTCAGCAAGAGTTCCTGTATATGTTCCGTTAAGAGAAACAAACCTAGCAGTTCCATAATCTAGTTCTGGATTTCCCTCACCAGTTTGTGAAACGACTCCATGTTGAAGAACTTGAACTTCGTACTCATGAGTTTGATCATCAGGATCAAACGACAAATCAATTCTATTCAAATCATCATTTCTTATCAAACTAACTGTTCCTAATCCAGAAACAGAGTCAACACTAACCATTTTGCCAAACTGAGTCAAATACTCTTCACCACTATCAGTAATAGCCAATGCTTCTTCAAATTCAATATGATTAAATGTCTTATCTTTGATTCTCATTACATAATATGCACCCTTATAATTTGAAGGGAAAGAATGAATTGTAGAGATACCAGAACCTGCTGGGATTTGAACACTTCCAGCACCAAATTCAATTTGGTCAATAGCTTGAGTTGAGTATCCAACAGTAGAAACACCTATCTTAAGTCTAGTCTCAAGGATGTTGACCACAATATCTTTTGTTTGATCTGGATGGTACACTAGGTTCATATTTCCATTAGAAATATTACTAGAGAAAGTTCCTATACCAGAATCAATAGTGTACTTTTGAGGACTGAGATTGTTTATTCTACCAAACTCAAGTTCATACACATCAGTGCCATCATGCATCAGAGAAATCTGATTAGTTTCATACTGAGATTCACCACTCTTTTCAGAAGTTGAAACAAAAACCTTAACGGCACTGAACATTGTTGTAGCAATGCCAACAATAATGTCACCATCTGTGGTTCCTGCTCCAATACGTCTTGTAGAATGTACGAACTCTGCAATATCACCAATTGTAGTGATTCCAGATACATTCAAGTTATTAACAGCTGGGATGAAGTCTTGAAGTTGCTGAGAGAATCCAAAGATCTCATAGTTATTCTCAGCAAACTTGGTAGGATAGAACTGAATTTGACCAGTAGATGCACTAAGACCGAAATCAAAAGCACCAAGATCAAGAACAGAACTAGTCAGAGCATACTGTGCTAGATATCCTCTAACATCATCATGTATGAAGTCAAAGACCATCGCTTGAACTTCATCGCTATAGCGAGTATCACGAATGAATGCATAATATCTTGCTGATCTAGTATCACCGATCAAGAAATCATCGGTTACACTAAATGGAGTTTGTCTTGGAGTATTGCTAAACAGAGTGCTAATGTTATCAATAGCTAGAACTCTGTTACCAATTGATTCAACATAGTCAGTGATAATTCTATTATTGAAAATTACTTCATTTGATAGATTTCTTGGTCCAAACGAAATAGTTTTCTCAACACCAAGATCAAAATCATACTTACAATAAGTCTGAGCACTATTTTCTAATGACAGACTAACTTCAACATCAGCAATTTCTGGTGTAGATACGGTAGCTGTACTCTCCTCAGATTCTGAGATGATTTGCATGTCGCCAAATTTCTTAAATCCTAGCGCATGATTGAGAGAACTTACAGCATCACTCCATCTATCATATTCAATCTCAGACTTAATAACATATGAGAAGTTTTGATAGTAGAAGTTGTCATGAAGTCTTTGAGTATTCTCCGATAAGAATCCTCTTTGATCTATCCACTCTGCTCTCGGTGAACTTACAGCATCAACTACAAAATCAGAATCATAATCTACTTTAGTACGAACAATTGCTTGTGCCTTAGATGATAATCCCCGAACCTTTTCTTTTTTAGAGAAGTTATCTTGAGATTGAACTTTGATAATCTTAGATACAGAATCCCAATAATCAACTTTACCAGATTTACCAGAGTTGGTTACAATAGTCTCACCAACTTTAAATTGAGTTGGAATTAACTCTGCATTAAACTTGGGAAGATCCTGTGGGGGAATAGCTCTTCCATAAGATCTACTCGTAACATAGAGTCCAGGATATGTGACATCTCTGGGTAACTTATACGCAATAGAACCAATTCCACCAAAGTTTTCATCAACTCCAATTACTTCAAATCTCTTGTAATTGTAGTCAGAAGAGTTATAACCACTTCCAGTAGAAGCGATACCAACGTTTTCTACAAGAACTCTATCTCCTAACTTGAATGGGAATGTATTAGATGTAGTAAATCCAACGTCAAATTTAAGAGTTACAATCCTTTCATTTGAATTATATTCTACTGTCTTAATTCCAACTCCATTTGAATTGTTGAGTGGTATAATAGTGGGATTAGCATTAGATAATCTAGTGCTATTTGACAAAATTCTAACGTTACCAATAGAGGATCCAGTCAAACTAAACTTGAGTTGAATCTCTGGTATAAATTCTCCACTAGATCCATCAAATACTACAAACTCTGTTGGTGTAATGACATAATTTCTTCCCCCAGTTTGAATACCAAGACTCTTAATGGTAAAGAGGCTGTCAACAGAAAGAAGTTCTGGGATATTACCTTTCGGTTTGAGAGTTGAATCACTTGGATACCCCCAACCAACATCAATTAGTTTTTGACCCCTGATTTTACCAATACTTTTACTATTGGGTTTAATGATAGCACCAATTCCTTCAGAAGAAGCAATAGAAGTAATTCCAGGAAGTCTATTATATGAGAAACCACCGCTCTTTAGTTTGATATCTCTAATAGGACCTAGAGTATATTTTGAGTTGGTTATGTATGAGAAAATAGATTGAGACTCTTCGTATCCAGCCCCTTCAAGATCTCTAAATGCATTTACTTTGAATGAAGTTGATGCAATTCCAACAACAGAGTAACTTCCGTTGAAACCAGATGAATCAAAATTGATAGTATTGAAGTCTAGTACGCTATCATCCTCAACAAAATTGAGAGAGTCAAATCTTCTCTGCTTTCTTCCCTTTCTTGATGGAATTCTATTAGTGTATGCAGGTTCAAACTTATAGAAAAGTTTCTCTGGGAAATCTCTATTAGTGTAGAGAGTAGTGCTACTTGCTGTAGACGGATCTCCAATCCTACCTCTAGTTATGATTGGGAAGTTGACAGAATCGCCAGCAGAGAAAAATTCATTCTCATAATTCTTGTCAGTAAAGAATTTGATGCTGAATGCAGGGAAAATTCTATTGCCCTGAGAGAAAGCGAGAGACGAGTCGGTGGTGGCAAAAGAAATTCTATTGCCAAGAATCTGATTGATGGGTGGATTAATTAGAGAAATTAACTGATTTCCGCTACCAGCATCACTAAAGTTAATATATAAAGGTCTATCGAGTTCAGATTCTCTCTTTGTTCTAGTAATTCTGAATCTATTGTCGTCATCTTTAACGACATAATACATTCCATTATCTGAAATTACTGAAGGAACTGTACTAGCAGACTCCTTAGTCCAAATAATCTTATCACCAGTTCTGTAACCATGATTATTGATTATAATTAAATTGTTATTAACATCGATATTAGATGTACTCAATCCAACTCTATTAAATACAATTCTTCGGTTGTAGTTGTTAAACTGTACAAAGATTGAAGAAGTGATTCCAGGAAGGACATCAAGTTGAACCTGATCTTCAATTCCTAGATGATGGAAGATATCCGTATATACTTCAAAGTCAGAAACATTTAAATTTCCTTTAATTACATGTTCTCCGATCCTGTCATAAACTGATTGGAAGCTATGTGTGACACCAGACCCAACGTTAAGGAATCTGAGTTGATGTGCTGTGGATCCAACACCAACTACTAGGGTGTCTGTTCCAATTGCCACTTTTGTCGTAGAAAGACCAATCGCATTTTTTCCCACATTGATGGCATAAACAAATCCACCATCAGGAAGTGTGAAAGTTCCGCCAACTCCTGTGTTTGAAACGGAAACTCCTATACCACCATTGGTTAGATACTTAAGTTTTTGTCCCGTTCTCAATCCATGATTGGAGATGAAGATAGATCCTGTGGGAATTTCTCCATATACAGTTGTAGTTCCAATACCAACATCAGAAGGAATGCTGGATACGATACCAACACCAATTGAAGTTCCTACTCCAACTTGATCCTGAGGATTGAAATAAAGTTCAAAATTAGATTGAGTAACAAAACCAGATGAAATACCCGAGACATTAAATGTAAACTGTCTTGGGAAACTGATTATCTTAGCAAAGAAAGAATGTGCAACACCGATAGTTCCTTCAGATTGCCTTTGTACTCTAACTCTGCTATGCTGTGGCTCAATGTTCAGAACTTTGAACTTCTCAAATGAATTGATGCCAACAGATGTCGTGTATGCAATACCGATAATATCGTTTTCGTCAATCCCAGTTGGTGTCAAGTCACCAGAGATTGATAGGTACGTCGTCAGACCCGTTATAGACGGTGTAGAAGCAGCGGAAACCAGTCTCCATGACGTTGTATTAATACCAATGGTGTGACGCCCTGCAACGGCAGGAACTACGTCTGTGGAGAGTCCACTGATTACAACACTATCGTTATTTCTCAGTCCATGTGGAATGGTACAGAAACCAACGGCAGCGCCTGTTCCTGCCTTAACAAGAACTTCTACATCTGGTAAAGTATAAGTTGAAGCGGCAATAGAAGTAATGCTTCTTCCATCCAACCAACTTACGACTGCTTGAGCATCATCGCCCAAGTTGTTATCATTATCTACTTCTAATCTATCGCCAACCCTGTAGCTAGATCCAGCAGAAACAATAGTGAAAGATTCGACTTTGCCAGTAGTTGCTCTCTCAACATTTACATATTGTCTCTCATCGTTAGTTGGGTTAATAATATATTCATTAGATCCATAATAACTATTGATTTTGTATGGTCTAGAATTTCTAATAAACTCAGATTCATTGAGGTCAATGTCCTGGGTGTTTGAAGAAGAAAGTAAATTAAAATCAAGTGGTTTGCTTCTATATGAATCACCAATCAGATATGGGAATCTAGGAGGGAAGAAACCTTTGAAAGGTCCATCATTAGAAATTCTGTTACCAATCGTAGCAAAATAGCAGTATCTTCCTTGAGGAAAATCTGGTGTTTTACAGAATCTTCCATTGTGCTCATCAAGATCTCCAGCGTTAGACCAAACATAGTCATTGACAAAATAACCGAGTGGGTACTTATCTACCGATGGTCTGCTATCAGATGTAGTTCTTCTATATCCTGAACGCATTCTTTTAATCGTACCGCCCTGTGGGTTAGAATAACCATATGGACCATAGATTGGATTGCCATCATATGCCCATCCAATAATGGGAGAGTGCCTAGTTGCCTTTTCCTCAATGAATGAGAAATTCAAATCATTGGAACCATAGTTCTTGGTTCCATTAATATTCAAGGCATATAGAACTCTTCTAAGATTTCTAGGAGCATATAAGTGAACATACTGAGATCCAAACTCTCTTCTAGATGGTGCTGCTAAAATAGAGTCGTCAGTTCCAAAATTATTTTCAAATCTAGCAACATTGTTGATATTCCATTGTCCAATGTTTGCTCTAAATTTTGCTTCAATGCCTCTTTCTTCAATTTCAACGAAGGTTTTTGCAGTAGTGAACCCAACACCCCCATTATTGACAATAACGTCAATAATCTTGCCACCACCAACAACGGCAGTCACTTCAGCATAATCACCATCACCCTGAACTGTAAGAATGGGTGGAGAGTTGTATCCAGTACCACCATTAGTTACAATTACAGATTGAAGTCTTTCTCCGACAATTACAGGTCGTAGTTGAGCTCTGCTTCCAACATCTAAGGTAATTAACGGTTGCTTCTCGTAATTGGAAATATCAGAGTTTCCGTAACCAGTTCCGCCAGAGATAATATTTACTTTCTCAATAGAACCAATAACAATTGGTTGAATAATTGCTGGGAACAATGACTCAGCATTAGTTGTTCCAATTCCAATGTTTTGTTGATCTGTGAGAAGAAGTTTTGAAGTATCAATTCCAACATCACCATCAATCTCAACTTTAATATCAGGATACTTAAAGATATGAGTTCCTAAACCAACACTCTTAATATCTGCATAATCTCTATTGAGGTAATTTGCATTTGTGGTAGTTGTTCCAATTCCAGCAGCTGCTAGTCTAAAACTATTTTCATCAAGTTTTAAAACGTAATACTGTTGAGTTGTTGAAGTATCCAGTCCAGAGATAGGAGTATCGAGATACTTATACTCAATTATCTCTCCATCCTCAAATCCATGATCAATGTAACTAACAATGTCTGCAGATGTATTGATACCTGACGGCTGAACATGAATATCATTAGTTGCATATCCTTCACCTGGATCAACAATATCAATTCTAGCAATTACACTTCTAGGAAGATCTGCTCTGAAAGTTTGTCTACCCTGACCAAAATCAGTGATGTTTACCGTGTTAACACCAGAAATAGCATCGTCACTATTGTTGTGAAACTTGATAGTGTATAAATCTGGAGTGCTGACAAAGAATCCACTATTTTCGTCAATATCGTAAATTCTAATTACATCACCTTCAGTAGAACCAATACCAATAGCAGTTTGATCATTGTTATCAACAAAGACTAGTTCTCCATTAATAAATCCATGATATGTTGAGAAAGCAACAGTATTTGACGTTGTGCTGATTGTTCCAGCACCTTTATTGACAATAATCGTTCTCTCATGAATTTTTTCTTTGAGCAGGGTCTCTGCTCTTGCGCCTTCTCCGTTACCACCAGAAATAGTCACCGTTGGTGGATTGATGTAACTAAAACCACCATCTACGACTTGAATTTGTGAGAAAGAACCTCTAACAGTTAAGGTAGCAGTTGCTCCAGTTCCAACGCTATCGTTAATTACGAATACTGGAGGATTTACAACATCATATCCTCTTCCACCACTAATTACATCAACAGTTTCAACTTCTCCATAATAGATAAAATTCTCGGACTTATAGTTCAGAACTTCAACACCATTTACCAAAATACCAGTTCTTGTATCAGGATTAGTAGTAAATTCTAATGCCTCATTATCAGTGGCAGGTGGAATTGCTCTAATGATCTTTTGAGCATCTAAAGGTTTAAGATAATGTCTGGATGGATGTAAATATTGACTTGTAGCAATTCCACTGACATCTTGGAAGACACCAGCAGCAATATCAGCCCTACTATTTGCAAGTTTTATATTATCAACATCAATCACATGAACATAGTATTCTCTCTCATTCAAATCTCCAAGATTGTTAATTATAACGTCTTCAATAGATTCATTAAATTCTTCAATGATATTATCATCATCTACTTCACTAGAATCGATGACTTCTTTATCTGGAACGTAGTTTACTGATTCCCCACTGATGAATCCATGATTGGGAATTGTTATAACATCGCCAACGTAAATTTTTGGTGGAATTTGTACAGATCTATCAGAAAGCTCTAGTTTTGTTCTATAACTCGGAATACTATTAGAAACAATATAGACATTGTTATCAGAATCTTTGTATGAATTAATAACATCCGTGTAAAACTTGTTTGCTACAGGGAAGTTTACAGAATCAGCAGTTTTTGGTTTTCTACGAGCTTCAAACGTATAATTTAAACCACGAGTATTCTGTAAAGATGTTAAATCGTTGAGTTCATCTACGACAAAGTTAAATCTACTAGAAAGATCTACAACTCTACCAGAAGATACTTGACCAAGTTCAATATTGATTATTTCAACTCTATCATCAAGATCGAGTGCATGTTCCTCAAAACTAACAAATTCAAATTTGCCAATATCTAAATTATTAGAACTTTTTATTTTAAATCTGTTGTGAGTATTGTAAATTAGTGATTCACTTACACTATCACTAAAATCTTCGCCCAGAGAACTTACATAGACTCTATCATCCTCCTCATAATTTGAAACTTCACTTTCATTAAAGGATAACTCATTGAGGACACCAGTAATGCCAAATGTAATAATTTCATTATTAGGAGTTATGGAATAGATATTGGTATTCTCAATAATTGTCTCGCCAATAGAAATTTCGTCAAGAACTCCGTTACAATTTAAAAATTGATTGACTGTAGTATTTGTATAAGTTACAACTCCACTTGTTCCATTGTTGAAAGGAACAAATATCTCTCCTGCAGTAGAAAAACCAACAGTAGAGTCAACGTTAACAAATGTACCACCTGCAGCAACATTATCAATTGCTTTTGACTTTCCTGTAACTTTAAACTCACCAAAAAGCGTTCCAAAAATTTCAGTATCTCTGCTGAAATCATAATCAATACCAACCTTTACATAATCTACTCCTTCTCTTCTAAGTTTCTCAATTTTTGTAATAGAACCGTAAGCCTTATTAACATTTGTATTAAAAGTGCTTGTATCTTGATATAATGTTTGTCCAATAAGATCTTCTACGTCACCTTCAGATTCAATGACCTCCAAGACCATTTCAAGTTGTCTTCTGTAAGTTGCATCAGACAGTTTGAAGACATTATCTTGTGGTTTTTTAATTTCTACGTCAACACCAAACAAAGCACGAAAGAGAATTTCAAAAGAACGATCAGTTCCTTTTGAGGTATAAAAATCTTTTGCTTGTTTGATGAAAACTTCTTGATTCAGTCCATCTGCAAGATCTCTTCCTTCAAAACCAGGAGAGAATTGTGATTTTAATTTTTCAAGAAATATTTTTTTATACTCTGATGTTAAATTGAATACAACAGTTCTATTAATGTGCTCATCTTCTTCAGATTTCTCAAAAACTAACTGATCTGCAGTACTTGGATCTCTATATGAGGTAATTCCAGAAAATCCTCTAACACAGTTAGTGAAAGATGTTTCTGTTTTGTGAACATATGTAATAATCTCATCATCAATCTTTAACAGACCATATGTTTTTGGAAATCCTTCTGTAGAATCAACAAAAATTGTTTCATCACCAAACTCAACGTCTGCACTGAGCAGTGTCGTGCTAACAATAGAACTATATGTTCCTACTTTAACATATTGGTCAATATTTTGACTGATATCAAGAGTACCACCCTCAATTTCTTGAGAGGTGTAATAAGTTTCTAGAAACTCTGTGAATAATGGAGATTCTAATTTAATATTGGCAGGTATCTGATCACCAACAACAGTTTTTGTTTGAACTCTAGTTTCGATCATTAGTAACCGCCGCCTCCGCCTGAAGAACCTGAACTTGAAGATGTAGCTGATGTGGATGATGTAGTAGTGTCACCAGATGTGACATTATCATCAGACCTGTTGACAGTGCTAGTCAAAGTAACGCTAGCGTCTCTTTGAACAACTCTCTGTTGTGGTACATTTGTGACTGATGGCGCTGGTTGAGCATCCTTAGCCTTAGTGATGACTTTTGCGTTGTCTGAGTGCCTTGCACCAGTCATTAATGTACCGTTTGGCATAGTGTGGAATGGACCATAATATGGTTTTCCATTTACAAACCCAATATATGTATCTGAGGAGGAAGCAGTCACTAAAATAGCTCCTCTCACAATTTGATCAACATCATGATATGAAGAAATTGGTTTGAAATAACTTCCAGCAGCATCTTCTCCAGAAGAGATCCTATCTGGTATCATCGTTACCTCACTAGACTCTGTATCAAACAAAGTATAAAGATCTTGTTTTCCGATTACGTCATTTGATTCTGGAATTGCATCAAATTCAATAATTGGTTGATCTTCATTGACAATCGTTGATGTAATAATCATCGGATTGATTTTAATCTCTCCTGACAAGTAATCAATGGTGCCCATATCATCTCTCACAACCTGAGATTCATTAGCACTCTTTAGAGTGAAAAGAATCATCCTACCAATTGCATCAGTTTGGTCATCATCATCAATAGCACCTTGACCTGGAACATCTCCAAGATAACACCAACCTTCTACACCACTTACTTTGAATGCTGTAGATCTGACGTTGTAACCAGTGTCACTATTAACTCTGATAGAGTTACCAAAGCATATCTCATAGTCTGCAGGAGCATTCTCTACAGGTCTCAAGTTCCTCCGCATTCTAATTAGAGCATATGAACTTGTAACGGAAGGATCTGACTGATCAAGTGCCGCTAAGAATCTACTATACTTAAACCTACCAGCAAACTTGTTTAATTCCGTAGAATCTGCATATTGCTCAAGTGCTTTCATCACATTTGTTTTAGATGTGCTTGTTCCACTAGATCTAGATGTGTTATAATAAGCTCCAACCTGTGCTTCAATATACAAATACTTTAGATCAGTAATAGTTGGAATAATTCCAGCAATTGAATAGTTTTTTAATTTACGTTGAATCTCAGACTTCAAGAAGTTAGAAATATAATTTGCATTCTTTGGTTTAATACTAATAAAGACCTTTCCATATTGTGGGGGGTCTAGATCTTCTCCACCATAAACGGAAACGGAATCTGTTTCTGGAAATAGCTCTGGAATGACCGCAGCATAGTCATTTGCAGTAACGCAACGATTTTGAGCAGAATAATTTCTTGGAGCATATTTTCTAATCGAATCGATGGATTCAATATTATCTCCACCAAGAGATCTTTCTGATGAAGTAATTGCACTTACTCCAGATGTTACAACTCTATCACTATTATCTCTCAATCTACCAGCAAAGGTAAAATTATTAACTCCATTACCATTCTTGCCATTTGTAATGATATAGGTTGCTTCTACAATATTTCCAGTTTCTAGAGCCGAACCAAAAATACCATCTCCAAAGAGAAGTTCATATCTTTCATCTTCAATTTCTTGAATTAAGTACAGATCAGTGTTTTCTGTTGCATCAATAATAGATTCTACAAGATTAAACTTTTTACCAAAGTTTGATTGCTCATATTCTTTAACCACAACTCTCAAAGTTGAGGTATCAATGTTGGAATTAGGTAAAATGAACCTTTGTTCTGTTAATTGTGAATCATATTCAAAAGTTTTTGTAATAAAAGTACCTTCATAAACTTCTAAACCAACAAAAGTAGCAATTCCATCAACTACCTGTACTGTAACTGGTTCTGGAATCGAAAATACAAAGTTATTTCCACTAAAACTTTCAGAAATAGCAACAACACCTGCTTGAAGTGTTAATGTTAGTGGAACTACGCTTGCTCTTGTTATATCTACGCTAAAATTTATGCTTACTTTTGACGCTCTTCTTGATCTTGGGACATATCCTATGTTTCTTGCTAAAGATACGACATTTTCTCTTAAAGTCGCACTATCAATAAATCCCTCATTCGCCACCATGTTGGTGTTATATGAGTTAATGTAAGTATTGTATGCTAGAATGTCAATAAGAACCGAGAAATTAGATCCCTCAAAATCAAAATCAGTAAAATTACTGTTTGATCTAAGATAAGACTTAATCTGCTCTTTGATCTGATCAAAGTCTAGATTTGAAAACTTTGCTAGTGGCATTACCTTACTGACTTAGCGATAAATGAGAGATTCTGCAGACCGACATCCAGTCCAATAATTTTATACTCAATTACAAAGTCAATTGCATTAGCTTCAAAAGATGCTACAGCACGAATATTTGTCACATCTACTCTAGGTTCATTTTTTTGGATCGCATCTTTGATTGATCCTTCATAAGAAGCAACAATTCGGGGATCAACTACATCAAACATTGATCTTGCAATTACAGAACCAAAATTTGGTGTAAAGAATCTCTCCCCGAGTGCTGTTGAAGCAATATTACGAATAGATTTGGCAATTGCCGTCTCATCTTTCAAGACTAATAGGTCGTTGGTGATAGGATGTCTCCTAAACGACAACGAAATATCCTTAAATCCTCTTGAAATCCGATTAGGCACCGTTTTTATAAGTATAATCTTTCTTTATTTAGCGCCCTTTTCACGACGTTGTGCTTCATCAAGCATTTCTTCGTGCGTCATTTCATCCTTTTTCTGTTTTTCTGATTTATTTAAGTAATAATCAGACTTTGGGTCTGTAATTAGGACCATTCCAGACTTTTTAAACTCGTCACTTTGATCGGGCACTGGTTGAATTGCCATTTTTGCTCCAAATTAGGTTAGATTAGAATTTTTTTTGGGTTTTCCATCCCTTTCCGACTCTGTTTCCCAAAAATATTCATCAGTATGGCCCAATCTACCCCATTCAATACCATTTTCAACTTGAAAGTATTCGGTAGAAACCTTAAAGTCAGGAATTTTTGGTGTTTCGGGTGTCAGACTGTTATCATAGATCCTACATCTGTTGTTTGGGTACAGAGCAAACTGCCCATTCTCCAATTCGATGAGGTTAAATGACTTGTGTTCTTCTGGAGTTTCACTTGTAGAGTAGTCAACTGTATCTGGATCACTGTGATAGTTGTCTAGAGTGCATTCATACTGCCCTCTAAGCGTCCCGAAGTGCCTTGATCTTACTTCCCAGTCCATTGACGCAACGAACTGTTTACAGATGCTTACAACCCCATAATCCATACAGTTCCAGAACTGAAGATTTGGAAGATCTAAATCAGGAGCTGGTGTCTTTGGTTCTGAAACAAATGCAGATATCGGCAACTTATCAAACATTGCCGCATATTCTGGTAAATACGTTTCAAAATAAAAAGCGCGTCCAGGTATCGATTTTGCCGATACCCAAACGCCCTCTACAAATTCACCAAACCCATCTTTAAAATCTCGTAAGTATTCTTTACGAACCCAGACTTTACGTGCAGGAAGATTGGTGATCAAACGACTCATAATTACCTACCTTGTCCACGATAACGTTTCTTAGCATCATTACGACTGCTAGCGGAATATTTAGTATGCTGACCACTACCCTGACGAGTTTTCTTCGGAGTTGGTTCGATAAATGATCCACCCATCAGGGACTTTTTGACTTTTGCCATCGAGTAAAGCGATTGATTTACTTGAATAGTATAGCACAGATCATATATGTGTCAACGCCGTTGTTTGCCAAAGTTGATGGGGCGTCCACCCTGACAGAGATTACATTTCTTTGGGATACGAACCTTGGGTTGGCATAGGTTACATTTCCTAGGTCTTCTAACTGAAACTCCAGGTCGTCCGCTAAGTCTATTTGGTTTCGCTTCGACTGGCGAGCTTCCAATGATGCTAACAAGAGAAAGCATGATAGGAAGTACGATTAATTTTTTCATGATAGTAAATAAAAAAAGTGCTTAAAAAACCCCCGAGACACGAGACGCGGGGGGTAATTAGTTATTAGATGATACGAGTTTTTTCGTGACCGACGCGGATACGAGGATCACACCAGATCTCATAACCCATTTCCTTGGCATCGAGACAGAATGATACATCCTCTCCACACATGTCCTGAACCTCTCCAGATTCAAACTGCTGCATCTTCGGAGCAAACCATGGATACTCCATGTTCTCAAAGACGCCTTTCTTAATCATGACCCAACCAAACCCAGTGTAATCAACTGTGAATGGCTTGCGACGTTTGCTGATTGATTCGAGATTTTCATGATTCATGACTCCACCATTCTTACGGAAGTCATCTTCTTCTAACCAGTGTGCAACAGATGTGGTATGACCATCTTCGGTACAATACCATCCAGCAACGATTTCTTTCTCATCACCTTCAGCAGGAAACGCAAGATCGCACAACTGCCAAAACTTACCTGTGTCAAATACAATGTCACTATCAATCCACAACTGATAGTCATATTCGAGTTTACCATCCCAGGGAATCTGCTTCGGTCCACGTAGTACATTAGCACCCAAAACCTTGCAACGTGCAAAGTTTACCATGGAAGAATAGTCCTGAGAGATCTGAATGCTCAGACCACTTTGTACCAAATCAAAACAGAGTTGTACAAAGTTCTTCATGAAAATGTAAGAACATCCACGTCCAGGAAGACAGAATACAATCTGCTTCCCACGCATACGCTCTTTGATAGCATCGATATCCCACTCTTCACCTGTCTTCTTTACAGGAGGGGTCTTTGCTTTTACTGTAAATCCTTTAGCCATAAGATGTTCAAAAATGTTTTAACAAGCTTGTCAGTTCATTGGAATGATGAACACTTCAATGATACTCCATTATTTAGTCCTTGTCAAGCAATATCTTTTCATATGTTAGATCATTCTCATTGTAATCTGTCTTCATTAATCCTACCATTCCTTTCAATACTGTCCAAGTATGCTTGAACTCATTCTCAGGAACATTCTTATACAAACAAGTTTTCTTTGCATAGATGTTGTAACTATACTCTGCCATAATCGTCCTCCAGACGTTCGATGTCTTCTTCAATACACATATCACCATACTGTACTTCAACGATCAATATACCGTCTCTGCCTCCCCTTAGACGGTGAATCTCTTCAATACCAATATGGTGGACATCACTCACAGTTGTTTCTTTACCACCTGGACAATCACTGAGATAGATTGTACCATTACCCTTGACTACAACCCACTGCTCATTTCGATGAAAATGTCTTTGTAGTGAAATTGATTTACCAGGATCTACGAATAACCTCTTTACTTTATATGTGGCATTACTATAAAGGTTCTCGTACCAACCCCATGGACGGGAAATTTTTTGGGGCAATAATTTTTCCATGTCGCCAATGAACGGTTTGTCTAGGTCAGTCATGATATGATATCCATTCACATGTATTTATGAAAAAAGGTCCCATCACTGAGACCCCCTCGGAGTTTTTTTTATACCCGCGTTTTTTTTATTTCTCTCGCTCTTTGTCACCTCTGTAGGTTAGGGTAGTTAGTCGTTTTTAACCGCGACCCGCCCCTAAGAACACAAACGCCCCCTAAGTGTGTCCAAGTCACTATAACAAACCTCCGAGGGATTGTCAAGTCTATCTGTTATAAACTGTCACATGCCCTATCTGATAGCCTCATGATATGATTGCCAGTCCTGATCAACACGTTCTGTGTGGTCCTTGATTGATACTGTCACTGTCTCATTTGATTGAATACTAAAAATATCCTCCCAGTCAATTTGATAGGGGTCGAAGTCATCATGAACCTCGAAATCTAAAGTCACACTGAAGCGTTGCAATTGTCCTGGCAGGGTGTTCATAACTGTCAGTGCTCCTGTGTGTTACTCTCTAATTATACTCTGAGATTGGCAGAATTGTCAACCCCTTATAAGTCTGTGAGGATTTATGAACTTTCTGCGGGGGTGTTGTTGACAAACTCGGCGTCTTATGATACGCTCGCTAAGATCACTAAACCTCAGCACCTTTCAAAGAACAATAACACTTAGTTTTCCACAATAACAGTGCTTATATGAGTCTTTTCCCACATAATAACCAAGGTTTTCAACAGGGTTGTGGAAAACATTTACATCACCCATATACATTTAATAACACATTAATAAACGTTTTTAACCACCAAATACAGGAATTACGTCTATTTTAGGCGAATCTTTGGCAAGTGTGTGCATAACATACTCTGCCGCATCTTCACCGAATACAACAACACTTTGATTCTTATAAAACCCGTTAACTTGTTGCTTACCCTGCCAGATCACGCGATACTTATTCATGGACAGATTGCCTGGATTTGACATAAGTGAGTTCACAGAATTGATGAGGAAAGCATAGAATACAAACACGATTATTCTTATGTAAGTGACAATCTTTCAGACTTTGTTGAGACTTAGGAATTGTTCTGATTTCGATTGTTACATACAGGTCATCTACAAAGTACACCCAACCTTCTAAGTTTCGATCTTTCCATAACACATAATCGTTTAATTTCGGGCGGTAACACTCGGAATGGGTATCAGACATAAGTATCACTCTTTCAAGAATCTGTCAGGATAGTGAGGACTATCGACATGATAATCTTGGATAGTTGCTGATGCTGTATGACCGCTGTTCGCTGGTCCTTTGATGATAATGTTCTCTGCACGTTGATTCATTCCGCTGAGGTAAGATTGCACACGAGTTAAACAATCAGTCATAAGGAGATGTGCATCAGGTCCGATATAAAGGGAAATATCAGATAAGATTTCAGACAAATGTTCAGGAGTTGATTCTTCCTCTTGAATCATTTCAAACATGAAACCTTCTACATTAGCGATCACATCTTCATCATTAAAGTTTTCTGCTTCTGAAAGAATGATCCTAATCTGTTCTTTACAATGCCAGGACCAACGATCTACGGGTTCAATCATTTGTTAAATCTTGAATAAAAGTCCACACGTATTTACCATCGTTTGGATCTACTTTATCAACGACGAATTCAGAGAAGATAGCATCAGCATCCTCGAAACGATCTTGATCAATTAAGCGTTCTAATTGCTCTGCATATTGTTCAGTACAGAGATCCACTGATTGTTGATGAGCTGTCATAAGATTGGAGTGAAGTGAGTGTTAGATAGTGAGAGAAATTAACGCACCAAAGACTTATTCACAACTGTAATCCATTCGGATGGTGTAGACAGTTGATTTGATACTTTGACCCAACGTCCTTTGAATTTGACAATTGTGTACTTCATAAAATGATTAATAGGAGAACAAGAGTATAGAATTGAGAGTAGACTTTTGCCCACTCTTTCTTAGTTTTGATCACGAAAAGACGAAACCATTGGTGAATTCAAAAGTGTTGAAGACTTTACTTTGTCCCGCCATTCCGACGAGTTTGTCAACATACCACTGAAAGTTTTTCTGATAAACACGCTCACCAGCAACACAGAAATAATCACATAGTGCGTTCAATCGTGATTTGGTTGTATTAGACTGCCAACCGCCATCATAGATTGTCATGCTATCTTCGTCGATAGTTGCAATTTGATTGCCGTGGAGATAGACAAAACTAACGCCCTCAATCGTGATCACTTGAGTGTTACCAGATTTCCAATCTTTGTTGGATTGGATTGCCTGACACATTTGGGTTTCGATTTTACGCATGATGAAAGAAGAAGAAGATTTAAGAGGCGGGAGTGGTTGGTGTCCCCTCCACTTCTATAAGATAGAACGGATCAGGGCATTTTGCAAGCGGGGTTGTGCCACTTTGCCGACCGTCACATGGCATCGATCTGGCGTTGGATCGTTTCGTTCCTTTCTTTAATAACATCAACCATGGATGAATCTAACAACTCAATGAGTAGATTAGCACCAAACAAAATGATAATCGCGGCAAGAGCAATACGCATCAATTAACCTCCGAACATGTTAGTTAGTGAAGTGAGTGGGTGAAGTTTTAATAAGAATAATCCTTATTAAAGGTTATTTTTCGGTGGTGATAGATTGAATGACAAAGTTAGGATTAAGGCGATTACATGTAGCAATCGCTTCTTCTTTTGTTGATTTGATGTAACCTAGACAGTCACTCATAATCCAACCATTAGCACGATGAAATTGACCGTGAAGAAGGAATTTAGTCTCTTGCATTGTTATCAACCTCCAAACATGTCATCGAATAATTGTTGCCCAGAACGCTCATCTTGTTCTGCTTTCTTTGAATATTCTTCCATACGTTGAATTGCTTCTTCGCGTGTGATGTTGTAAGGTAAAATGTACTCTTTGCCTGATGGAGTTGTGTAACGCATAGTTTTGAAAATAGTGAGTGAATTAAGTTGGTTTTGAATGTTCATGCTGCCTGATCAAATGTTTCGTTGTAAACATCATAAAAGAGATCAAATGCAGCAAGATCGTTAACAAACGGGGCAGACATTTCGCAGACCCAATCATACGCCATATCTAAATCTGCATCGGTGCTGAGAAGAAAGGCAGGCAGGTCGCGCAGTGCTTGGATGAAAGCGGGATCGGTAAGGCGAAAGTTTGTTTTGTTCATACTGATAGTATGGCAGATTTTGGGGGGAATTGCTAGGGGTCTTGTGCCAGTTCTCCAACTGGTTTTTTGGTCAGAGCTCTGCCATCATTTCATTCATCTCATCGCGGTTAATTGCAGGATCATTCCATGCAAGACCGTCACCATTCTTCCGAAGAAACTTACCAATAGTGCCAGTCATCATGCAACGTTCAAATTTATCGTAAGGCGTCTCATTTGCATCGCAATATGTTACACATGCCTTTGCAGTATTGTATAGAAACTCATCATTACTAATCCACAATGATGCACTCCAAGTCTCCCAATTTTGCCAACCGTTGTAAGTTTCGTTCATTTGGTTTGTGTTAAGATCGTTGGTCATGTTGTGAAGATGTTGTTTAATAAGTGACATAATCGTTTCAGAAAGGGTTTGACCAAGTTTCGTACTTCTTCATGGTGATATAACCCTCACGGCAAAGTTCATCAGTGAAGATACCCCATGCCTCACGTTTTGCGACCTTATCTGTTGATCCACTTGTCATCCAATTGTAGCGAAACTGTTGGAGTGCTTGTGCTTTGGTGATTGTTCCCATCGGTTGCATTGCTTTAACTCTTTAATAATACACGATTTTGACCCCTGTGCCGTCACCTTGTGACACTTTGGCAACTGGTTCGGGTCGGTTGGTGGTATGCTGCCATCCTGTCGCTGCCATGCTTTGAGAACCCTTGCCACCACTAGAGCAAAGACCTGTTTTTTGCATAATTCTATCCGTCAGGTGTGTTTGGTCATGCCTGCCGCTCTCGTTATGGAAAAAAGACTAAATCATAGCTTCCCCGACACGATTGCAGGTCCGACAACTGTAGTATATTGATCAAGTGTGCCATCTTGTTCACATTTAAGGTGCCAGCGTGTCATAACAACAACGCCATCTTTGGTAGCGCCACTCATCATTTTTCGACCCTGTTTTGTCATTGTTGAGTATAGTCCAAACCGAGACTTCCAAACATAAAATACATCATCAATGAGTTCAGCATTGTCAGGGAGTTGAGAAAGTGTTTCGTTTGATTGATCGTTTGTGATTGTATTCATCGTTCTTTTTGAATAGTTGAATCGTAGTAATTCATCATCTTACTATCACGCTCCGCAAGGAATAGTAGGTAGCAAGTAAGACCAACTATGACAAAGATGCCGCTGAGTAAGTATTGCGTAACTCTCATGCTGCCTCCACTAATTCTTGCTGATACTGCACCAATTGCTCCTCTACAACCTCATCCACTGCCTCTTGAATCACCTGATAGATGTAATCAATGTTGCCTACATCATCAAAGATACGTGCAATCAGTGCAGGATCTTCTACAACATTATCATAATCAACCTCACCATCTTCATCCTTTAAGTGACAATCATTCTTAGTATAAATCCACGCGGCACATTCTGCATCCTCTCCCTGTTCTTTGATCATAGATGATACTCGGTCTTGAAGTTGCTTGAGAGTGTAATTCATGATTTGAATGAAATGATGGTTGAGTAAGTGTTACTTATGAATTCATATCAGTCCAAGTTTCTTCACCATAACAATCGATAATCTCTTCTTTTAGATCTTCCATATCATAATCTTTCAGATTCTGTTCAATACTTTCAACAGCAAATGTAATCAAAGATTTCATATCCATTCCATCCACAATCATCTCTGCATAAGCATTCTTGAGTTGATCGATTTGATTGATAGTCATCATTTGAAAAAAGTGTTAGTTAGTGAGGTGAGTAAGTGTTATCTAAGAGTTAAAATACGTTGGTC